TCGAACCCGCGACCCTCAGCTTGGGAAGCTCTTTTTTGGTGCATCTATAATACTATATATCAAATATTTATTTTACATACAAAAACAATTTGCATACAATTTGCATAATAAATATCCCCACGAACATTTACATAATCATTTTTGTGGTAGTTAAAATGAAGCAACATGAATCACTAACAATTCTCCCCTCTCCAATAATTTCACGCATTGGAGGATACTTGACTTCGCTTCGCAACGTCCATCCCAGTCTATCACCTTTAGGCTTTAGACGATGCGGATACTTTGAAGAGCACTTTGCTTTCTTGCTTTCCATTACACTCCCCATATTGTTTTGATATTGAATTTATCTGTTCCCTTTTTATCCTTCTGCTTACAAGCTTGCAAGCCACTTCTTGCCTTTTCGAGTATTCAGCCAAAGAGCAAATAAAAAGGCTAAAGCCCCAGAACCTCCTAAAACGATTAATAGACCTTCCATAATTACCTCCTTATCACTTTATAACCAATATAAGCAAATACTATTGTTGAAAAAGCTCCAATCAAAAGCAAAAGCCAATATAACTCATTGTTTGAACTTGTGAAAAATGACACAGCCCCACCTGCTACCATTGCAGCAAATGATGTTTTTGCCAAATCATAAAAGAACTTTCCAAGCGTCTCTCGGCTTATTTTCTCTTTTTCCTTGACCTCTTTCTTTACTTCTTGTCTTTCACTCCAGCTTCCCATGCACTCCTATTATAGCAAATATGAATATACGGGTATTCTTCTTTTATCAAGTTCCTCTTTGGAAATATCAGACAATACAAACTTCTTCCCTGAGTTAGATTTATTCAAATCAGAGATGTTCTTTTTAAACGAACGAGGATTTTGTTTTAATCTTATATTACCCATACCACCTTTATTCTATAATATTGTAGAACGATAGAACGAACGACGCAATTTAAACATAACATTACCTAACAATGTTTACTACATTGTTAATAATGTTGTTTCTGATACAAATTAAAGCAGAAATAGGGATGTGACCAAAATGTGAGACAGATTTATTTGTAATTTAGACTGATTATAAATAACAACATTTACGTTATGATACCCCGCCAGTAATACGGCTGTGGGGTAAATAAACTATTTGTTTATTCTATTTTACATAAACCAAATGATGAAGCACATTTCCGCTTTTTGTATCAACTTCCGCCAACCTGGCTACCTAAAATTTTCATATTATAAATTTTCTTTTCCTTTACCTTTCCGCCTTTCAGTATTGCGACTTCTTGCCTCAGTTGTGCAACTTCGTTCAGTAATTTCTCATACGCTTCTGCGAGACGGAGCATGTGCTTCATCATTAGATTTACATTTTCATTCATTATATTTCAAATTAATAAATTGTGTCTTGTCGAAATAAAATATCAACAAATTTTATATTGAAAAGGTTTTATTTCAAAATATGTTTGTAAACATATATATTAAACAGCCTTTCTTCTCACACTGAATAGGTCTTGTATTTCTTCCACAGATTTGTTTAGAGCGTTAAATCGCCTTTGCAAATCCTCAAATTGCGCTTCATACATGACTACTGTCGTTTCATACATTCGCTTCCAGTATTCAGCAGTTTCCGGAGATGGCAAATCTTCCACATCTTTTTCAGACAAAGACGAATGTGAAGTTTCATTGTCAAGGAACATTGGACCTTTGCCGGTGAGGATGTAGTTGGCGTTGACTTTATACATTTGACAAAACTCTTGTAACGTGTTCATAGACACACCGCATATTCCACGTCTTATTTTAGACATGGTGGCCTTTGATAAATTTTCTAAAGTGTTCCACACCTTATAATCGGTAAGTTCCAACTTTTCTATCGTCTCTAAAAAACGATAAGTGTAATCGTTAAACGCTTCATTATTAATATCATGTTCGGCATTATTTTTTTCATTGCCCAAATAGATATATTTCATATTTGCATCTGGAAAACATTCTGCAAACTTAGATAAGAACTTCTTGCTTGGCTCTTGTATCCCCCTTTTTATTTTAGTGAACATAGCCTCTTTAACCCCAGTGCTCTTCGCTATATTATAGAAAGATACTCCCATCCTTTCGACTTCTTCTAGAAATCTTTTTGTTAAATCACTAAGATTTGCTTCGTTTTTATTTTTACTTTCCATTTTAGATAGTATCTTTGCACACGTAACAAGTAGCAGTTGTTCGATTGACATTGTTTATACTTACCCCTTTCCGGGCTAATTATATGAGATGAATCCTGTGATAGCTGCTACCTATTACGGGATTCATTCTTTATATAAAATACAATCGGTCAATGGACATACTTAATATACCAATAGATATAATCAAAAGATACAAGGCAAGCAAGGCTGAAAAAGAATTGCTTGCCTTTGCTATTGGCATCAAGTGTCTGTATTCAAATTCTGTACTTACCGATGTAACCCCTTATAAAGTGATGAAACTGTTTCATGTTTCTCACGATAAAGCCAAACGCCTTATTAACGGAGCGTTAAACGACAGTTTTCTGTTTTCCGTAAAAGGAGGCAGCTTTCTTGCAAACACTTTTAAAAGCAAGGAAATCAAAAGGTCAATAGGGCGTACGCCTTTTATTTACACCTCTGATTATTGCTATAAACTGAATAAGAAGGAATATTCAATTCGCATGCTTGTGCATGAGCTGAACTGTATTATGCTTCTTTGTGCAGTCAATTCTATTGATAGAGACAACTTTCCGCAGAGTAACGGGAAACCGAAACAAAAACGTTGTGCCCTTACCAAGGATTTGACTTTGCGCAAACTTGGAAATATATCCGGTTCAAGCAAAAGTACCGCACACAGACTGATGAATGAAATGTTCCGAAACGGAGTAATCTCCAAGACAAGGGCGCACGGGGAAATGGTTATCCATACCGTGAATGCCAACACCGTTGAAGAGTGGCGCAAAAGAACGGGAAGGAAACATTTTATCTATAACCCCAAAGACGGAAGCGGATGGATTGTCATTCCTTGTTCTTACTCTATATGCGACAGAGGGACTACCGAGAAATATAAGCACGTTATTTATAATCACAAGAAGCGTGTAGAATCATCAAATCTCAAAGTGTCCAAGCATCCTGTTTATGAGAATCCGTTTGATAATCCCATTAACGCTGCTTATTTATGATATTTCTATTTTGGGAACATATATTATTTACAGAGAGAATGGGATTACATGGCGTATATAAACACATACGTGCGTGATAATTTAATATATAAAATATCAAGACAATGAGTAGATATTATACATTGAATTTGAATAATAACCGATTGTACAACATTTCAAAGAACGAATTATGAAAAATGAACCTAATTACACAATTACAATTTCCCGTAGATACGTTGAGGGAAAAAACAGCCTTAATGTAGAGAGAACCGTTACAAACGCCGAAGACGGTGAAGTAATATTTCATTCACTGCATGAAATTAGCAGCGACAGTGAAAAAGAATCACCTATTACGTTTCTTGAAAAACATTTAGGGCTGTACCCTCCCGAAAGCAAAAGCCAATGCAGATGTAATAGATGCCGCAATTTCAGTGATGGTTTTTACTTTCTCCGAAATGGGCGGTTCCACCGTTTTTTTAAGAGATTCAAGTTCAAGTTTTAGTCTCTCCAAATCATTTGAAAGTATTTTGTCTTGCATCTTAAATCCCCCATAGCGGTAGAATGTATCCAATTTTGAATTAAGATATATTTTACCGCCATTCTTATAACCTTCAATTTTAAGCATCCCCATATCTTCAAGTTCAATCATCACTTTTTCAAATTGCACCATACTGATATTAAGGTCTGGGACATTTTTATATTCAAAATAAAAACCATTTCCTTCTTTATTAAGAAGTTCATGCACTATTTTATCCTTTTCCTCCGGCATTATTACCTTAGGATGCTCCTTTCTCCCCTTCGATGCTGTCCTAAACTCAAACATAACAATATATTAATCAGAGTTTTACTAAAAACATGTTTTATAACATATAAAATACTAACTAAAAAAGAAAGTATTTCTTTGTGCTTTCTAAAATAGATAGTATCTTTGCACTGTTGTTTTAAACAACGTTTTAAGCAAGGCTATAAAACTAAAGTAAATACAAAGATAAGAAAATAAATAAAGAAAGCAAATATGAAGTACGATTTATCAGACATAATGAAAAAGGCTCACAACTTCTACAAGACCGGAAAATACACCTGGTCTGAAAGCTTGAAAAAGTCATGGAAGATGGCAAAGTTTTCTGTCCGCGTAAAAGAGGAAATAGCCAATATGGTAGACTATAAGTCTGCTGACGATAAAGCGTTCACTAATAGATTGAGAAAGGAGAATGAAGGCTATAAGCCGGCAAAAAGAAGCGCCTATGATAATTTCAATGCTCCGGCTTCCGTCTATTATACTTCTAACAACAGAGGGCGTTTTGGCTCTTGTTTCGTGGGTGATTAACAATAAAAACAATTAATAAAATGACTGATTGGGCAAATATTGTAAAGGTAGTTTCTGCAACTAAAACATTAGAGTATCTCCCGTTGGGAAAGCCTAAGGGAATAAAACATAAAGATATTACTGAGACTGTTATACGTTCTACTGTCACTCGGTTGTCAAAAAAAGGGTATTCGTTTTATGTAAAACCGACTTTTTATGGTACAGAAGTAACAAGAATTAAATAAAATTTCCTTATGAATATCAACAGAATATCAAAACAGACAGCCATGTTTGCAATAGGATTTATCGGCTTCTTATTCCTTCTCGGCATCGCAGGTAAATCAGATTATAATCAGGAAGTCATATACAACATGACGGAAACGGCTTACAATGTTATTGTAGATTCTCTCGGCGAAGGTTGTAGCGATACTCAAATCGTAAAGACTTATTTAAATAACAAAGAATATTACGACAGTCTAAGTTGGTAGGTTATGGGAAGAACGAAATCTGTAGGAAAGGTAGAGCCGGTCAACAAACTATGGCTCTCCGCTAAGGAAGCAATGGCATACTTAGGATGCAGTGATAAACTGTTGGAAAAACTAAGGAACAATGCCGAAATATCATTTTCTAAATATAATAACCGTACCATTTGGTACGACTTGAAAAGCATTGAAAGGTTTATAGAAAGAAACCGCGTTGTGTGAACAACGCTCCTTCCTCTTAGCTCAGCCAGGCAGAGCATCGCTATGGTTACTTGTTCGAAGGTTTAGTATCCGGTAATTTCCGGTTAGCGAAGGTCGCACGTTCGAGTCGTGCAGAGGGAGCAAAATACATAGTTCTTTGACGTATTGAATGTGAAATAAGGTTTAAGCATTTGATATTTAGACTTATTTCAATATAACCGAGGATTACGGATAGCGGAAACGCGGGGACTCCGTATAGGCTTGGTTATCGTGATTGTCTCTTCGCACCGAAATGTCCTACGGTAGAGAGTATGCGGTTTGGGCGCCCGTATCGCAAGAGACAAAGGTCATAAAGACAACATAAGCGTCCGATACAGTCTTAAATCGGTATAAAGTATGCGGTGGTAATGAAAGGCGCCCGTACACGCTTATTATATATACTCCCTTCCCGTCAAATTCGGGCACGCTGAAAAGCCAAACACGTATTGTTGCGTTGAAGGGAGCAATGCTTAATGAATAATGATACGAGAAAGGTAAAAACATTTACGGATTTGGTATTTAATCCACATTCTCTTAGCAAGGATGCACGTCATCTTCCTTCTCCGCTCCGTGAGGAATATATGGAAGCCAAACAAGCTGTAATGCAATTTAAAAACGGTTATGGAATAAGTGTCATAAAAGGAACTGTGTTCTATTCCAACGGCATAGATACCTATGAGGTTGCTGTCCTTAAAGATGGTGCTATTTGTTATGATACCTCAATTACAGATGATGTAATTGGTTATGTAAATGCAGATGAGGTATCTAATATAATGAAACAAATTCAAGAATTAAAATAGAGAATTCCCGTGGCTTTCAATAGATGCTTGAGAGTAGTAAGGCAACCATCGGAACGCTCACGGGAACAATAATAACCAAATAATCAGAATTATGAATAAGTACATCAAATTAATAGCACTTTTGATTATCGGAATTGCTATTGGGAACAGGATTTTTAATCACCTACACGCTTGGCTGGGTGTAGCAGTAATATCAGCCACTACAATTTATTTTTTTTATAAACTAATTAAAAACTTAAAAAATGAAGAGATTGATTAATCTGACATTGGTCTGTATGACCTTATTGGTATTCGCTTCTTGCGAAAGAGTAGCCCCTAACTATGCTGGGGTTCTGATGGAGAACTACGGTAAGCAAGGGAAAGAGGATTTCAAGGTGGTATCGGGTAGAGTTTCCACTTGGGAATGGGGTACAGAGTTGTTTCAAGTCCCATTATTTGACCAAAGAGGTGAATTTGCCAAACCTGTCACTTTGAAAGCTGCCGATAACACAGAATTTAATGCACGTCCCACCTATTCATATAAAGTTATAAAAAATAGGGCTGTTGATGTTGTATTCGATAATAAACATATAGATAAAGCCGATACGGAATCCGGGAAAGATGGTTTTATGCAAAGCCTTGAAGACAACATACTTGAACCGCGTATTTATGACTTGATAAAAGAAGAAAGCCGGAAACATAAGACAGACAGTTTGATGGCTGATGGCGGTTCTCTTCTTTTTGAAAAACGGCTGGAACAGATAGTAGATAAAGAATTTGAGAAAAGAGGGCTTCAATTGTTGACTTTTTCCGCGCAGCTTGAATTTTCAAGAGCAGTACGTGAAAAGATTGATAGCCGTAATGAGGTTAATACCAATATCTCAGTGTTAGACCAGCAAATAGCAGAACAGAGAAAACGAAATGAGCTTGAACAGTTAAAGACAGAACAGGCTCTAATTACGTCAAGAGGATTGACGAAAGAAATCTTATACAAACAATTTATTGATAAATGGGATGGCAAAACGCCCTTATATGGGATTTCTCCTGATTTCTTAAAAATTACTCAATAAGCCCGTGAGGGTGAATAATTCATGATATATTTTAATATAAACAGTCCCGTCCACGTGCTGGTCGGGAAACACTGCGACATGGTGGAATGGTAGACGCAGCACTCTATGATAGGAATGTCAAACCTTAGATGTGTGGAGCTTGACAACTCGTCCCGGTTCGAGTCCGGGTGTCGCAACATCTTCACTACAGATGAAGTATTTGTTTAGTCGTAGCCGGGCGGTCTGTGAAGATAGTCCGGTTTTTCTTGAAACCAATTAATAACAATCATATGAAAACATTACAATTAAGTGAACAAAAAGCCCGTGAACTATATCGGAGCGGTTCAAAAGAATTAAAAACAGTATTGGAAGAATCTTTTGGAAAGGATTTCTTTTCACAAGACGTTACAGAAAGAGTGAAAACCTACCTTGATGCTTGCCACGAGTTGGGAAGGGAACCACTCGATGAGAAAAAGCTATTGGAGTTAGGCTTGACGGAACACGATATTGCTTATCAAAAGCTGGCTATCGTTACGGAAGCTCTAAATGAAGGTCAGAAACTTAATGTGTGCGATGCTAACGTGAAACGCTGGTATCCGTGGTTCAAGCCTAATGGGTCTCCTTCCTCTTTCGCTTTCCACGGTTCGCATTGCGGTCTTGCGTGTGCGTTTGCGGGTAGCGGGTCTCGCCTTTGTTTGAAAAGCGAAAAGCTTTCCAATTATTGCGGGAAACAATTCATTGATTTGTGGAAACAATTTATTCTATAACCCTATAAACTTACAATTATGACTTTAAATGTAGATAAAAAGAACGCTTTAAAGGCTTGGAGAGAAGCGGACAATAAAGGAAAGCAGATGCTTGAAAATCTATACGGCAAAGAAATATTTGCCAATCAAAACGTAATGGATAGAATCAAAACGTTTGAAGACGCAATGGAAGAAACAGGAAGAAAAGGTGTCCCTGATTTTTCAGATTTACCCAAAGACATGCGCAGGCATTTCATTGCGTTATATAAAATGGAAGTTATTACGGAAGCTCTGAATGAAGGCTGGAAAGCAGACTGGGATAACTCGGATGAGAACAAGTATTATCCCTATTTCATTATGTCTCCTTCCTCTTTCGCTTTCGACTTTTCGCATTACGCTTATGCGTTTGCGAATGCGGGTAGCGGGTCTCGCCTTTGTTATAAAACACGCGGACTTGCGGAATATTCGGCAAAAAAATTTATTGACATTTGGAAAGACATCCAGATAGGATAAGCATACAAAGGTCGTCTGCCCTTGTCTCCTTCCTCTTAAAAATAAATTATGGAACAAGAAATTTGGAAAGATATAATTGGATATGAAGGGATATATCAAATATCCAGTTTAGGTAGAGTAAAATCTGTGAGCAGATATGTAAACCATATAAATGGAGTAAGACATGTTCATAGTAAAATTTTAAAGCCTAATAGTTGTTCTCTTTATTTAAATATTAGTCTTAGTAGAAAATGTGTAATGAATAGATTCACTATACATAGGCTTGTAGCTAAAGCTTTTATTCCTAACCCTAATAATCTTCCACAAGTTAATCATAGAGACGGTAATAAATTTAATAATAAAGTAGAAAATCTTGAATGGTGTTCTTCCTCTGATAATCAAAAACACGCATATAGAATTGGGTTAAAAAAAACTCCTAATTTAGGCAGATTCGGCAGTCTAAATCATTCATCTAAAGTTATAATACAATATAGTTTAACAGGAGTGCCAATTCAAGAATACGGAAGCACAAGAGAGGCTTCCAGAGTTACTAAAATAAATCAAGGAACTATAGCAGCATGCGCAAGAGGGGAAAGAGCATCAGCCGGTTCTTATAAATGGAGATATAAATAACCAAATTCAGCCGCAGAAAAGGTCAGAGCTATTACCGTACTAAAAGCCGTGAGAGAAGCGAAGTGCGCACCGCTTCCCTTTAACCTTGTACGGGCGGTTTAAAAACACAATACAATGGAAAATGAACTTGAAGAACTGTACAAGGAGCTGAACGAAGTCAAAGCTTGTGATTTGGAATATCTTCCCAAATACGGCTATTCTTCAAAAGAAGAAATCATTCAGCTTATAGAGGAAGATATTGAGGAGTTGCGCGCAGAACTCGAATGTAATCAATATGATTATACACCTGAAGAACTCGAAGACGAAAGTATGTTTCTTTGCGTTAGTCAAGGGCTATCAAGATATTGTTAAACTAAAAAAACATTTATAATGAGTACAATAACGACAATCCCGCAGCTTAAATCAATGCTTGCGAATGACAATGTGAAAGCACGTTTCAAAGAAATTCTCGGAAAGAAAGCGCCGGGATTTATCAGTTCGATAGTAGCGGTTGCCAATAGCAATACATTGCTTCAAAAGGCAGAACCACAGTCTATCATGAATGCCGCTGTGGTAGCAGCTACTTTAGATTTACCTATCAATCCCAATCTCGGATTTGCTTACGTTGTCCCTTACGGTAATCAAGCGCAATTTCAAATGGGCTGGAGAGGTTTTGTTCAACTTGCTATGCGTAGCGGTCAATATAAGACAATAAACGTAAATGAGATATATGAGGGGGAGATAAAGAAGTCGAACCGATTTACCGGAGAATATGAATTTGGAGAACGCTCTTCTGATAAGATAGTAGGCTATATGGCTTATTTCAGTCTCATCAACGGTTTTGAGAAGTTTCTCTATATGAGCAAGGAAGATTGCGAAAAACACGGAAGGAAGTTTTCACAAACGTATAAACGCGGCACAGGCATATGGTCTACCGACTTTGACTCTATGGCAAAGAAGACAGTTTTAAAAATGCTACTTTCTAAGTTTGGTATCTTAAGTATTGAAATGCAACGCGCCCAAACATTCGACCAGGCTATTATAAAAGATAACCTGACAGAAACCGACATAGACGAAGCCGAAGTGTCGTACAATGATAATCCCGACAATGAGGAAGCCAGACGCAATGCAATGAAAGAGGCTTTGCAGGAAGCGGAAGTTGTCGATGAAAATACAGGCGAATTATTTAATACTGAGACAAAATGATTGAACAGGGTAGTTTTGGATGGCTTCGCCAACGCCTGGGGAACTTTACGGGAAGTCGCATCGGGGACTTAATGACAAGCGGAAAGAAAGGGGAGCTGTTTGGGAAGACAGCCCTTTCATACATATATGAAGTCGCAGCAGAAAGAAACCTACTCCCTAAGTATATTGAAGATGATTATCTGTTTGAGATATACCAAAACCAGGTAAGCATCAACAACAAGTTTATAGAGTTCGGACACGAAAATGAAGATTTTGCCGCCGAACGTTACCAGCTTGTCACAAGATTCGAACTTGAAGAGTGCGAAAGTATACAGCACCCTACAATACCTTACTTCTCCGCTTCTCCCGACCGCATAGCGATTAAAGACGGCTTAAGAAAGGTGGTGGAAATAAAATGTCCAACTCCTAAAAAGTTCATGGAGTATATGAATGAGGTTAAGGATAACGATACGCTTAAATCAGTAAATCCTCTATACTTCTACCAAGTACAAGCGGAGATGTCCTGTACAGGATTGAGCAAAGCTGATTTTGTCGTTTTCTGCCCTTTCCTGAAACATAACATTCACATTGTAGAGATAACAAGGGACGATGCCGTAATCGCTGAATTTGAGAGACGGATAACCGAAGCAAACAAAATCATTAATCAAATACTGAATAAAAAATGAATTTAACCGGAAGCGTAAATTTGCTAAAGCTCGAAAAAGCGGGCATAGCAACAATCAAGAATAAGAAATGCGTTGTCATTCCGATAGAAGAAAACGACCTTTATGTAAGTATAGACGAGAACCTGAAAGCAAAAGCCGTCTATCTTAACGTTAATATTAATGAGCGTAGAGAGCCGAACCAATACGGCAATACCCATTACTGCAAACAATACTTATCAAAGCAGTATAAGGATGCGAACAAGGCAGAAGCAGAAGCCAAGTCAAAAGTTTACCTGGGAGACTTCAAGCCTTATGAATTTGAGGGTTCCGGGAATGCTGCGGCTACGGTGGATGCACCATCCCTACAGACTGACGGGGAAGACGACCTCCCGTTCTAATGTGTAACCTATAAACATATAATATCATGCTGTACGAATTTAAGCTAAAAGTAAACAAGGTTAACGAGAAAGGCGATGAAAAGGAAGTCACCGAACATTACATAACCGATGATGAGCTTTTCGGTCATGTGGAATTGAAAGGCAATGAGCTATACAACGGTGAGTGTGATGTTTTCGCAATCAGCCGGAGTAAGATACGTGAGATTGTCAATGAGAAGCAGGAAGATGAGTTCTTTTATAAGGTTACTCTTGTTGAGATTTTCGTAGACGAAAACGGGAAAGAAAAAGAGAGCAAGTATTATGTTCTAATAGCCGCAAAAGACATGGACGATGCCAACAGAAAGGCGGCGGAATACATGAAACAGGGGCTTCAAGACATGAAGCTGGACGCTATTGCAAAGACAAAGATTTTAGACTTGATATAATTAACCGAAAGCCCTCTGCTCACACAGAAGTCCCGTGAAAGGTTCGGGTTAAGTGATTTAATTTCAGCTAACAGTTAACTATCCCGGTGTGGCTTGACCGCCTATCCGGGAACTATTTGTTAACCTGCCTGTCCGGTCTGTGAAGATTGGGCGGGCAAAAATGGTGGTATGGCGGAACAACGAGAGACGCTAAAGTGAAGCTCTTATAGATAGGTTGGTAAGTCAATGTGTTACGGTTAGCCGTAAAAAAAAATTCAAACCACTGAGTTAATAACGGGTAATGCCGAATAGACCGCAATGTCAATGAATAAACTACTTGGTGAAAGTCCAAGAAAAACTCCTATCATGCAGGTGCAAGTCCTGCTACCACCTCATAAATGTGAGCCACACGTAAATGGCATGGGTTAGTAATAATGGTTGTGCCCTGGAGAATACGCTTCGGGGCTTTAATAAAAAACATCATGGAAACAAAAGAAATTACCAAGACTATTTACACTGCAAATGACGGGAAAGAGTTCTTAACGAAAGAAGATTGCGAAAAGCATGAAAGGTTTGTTGAAGAAATACTTTCACGTATTAAGTATTTCTGTATCAGATGTAATCCTGACTTAACAGAAACAGGAAATTTCTCTCATAAAATATATGTGGCTGTGTTTTCTAAACATTACCTATATAAAGATATTGCATTTCAATGGGCTTTAAAGAAGTTTGGTACTTACTTAGGGGAAAGCGTAATGGGATATGGCTTCCAACCCCATTTTAATGTAAGTGAAGTTTCTAAAGAAGAATACGAAAACTGCCCACCTACTGAATGGGGAGGCTCGAAATTAGAAAGTGAGAAAATATTCCTTAGTCCCAAATCGGTAGAAGGATTTCCTGAAAACATTGACTACATGGAAGAATGGGGATTCAAATAAAAACTTGAATGAAACTTACAATAACCAAATCCGAAGGTGCAATCATTCAGAAGCTTATCGCAGACCGAAAGTCAGACATTCATAATATTGGAGGTGACAGCAAGCAGGCAGAGCGTCTAAGTAAGCTGAACAAGAAGATTGCAAGGCAGATAAAGAAACAATACAAGACATGAGTCCTTACGTAATAACTTCTGCGGTTCTTATTACTTATGACGGAAAGAAGATACCATTGGAAAACATAGAGAGTGAAATAATGACCCGACCTATCCAGTTGACTAAGGAGAGGATACTCGATGCTTTCTCCACGATGAAGGACAAGCCGGTGAATGTTGAACTTAAAATAAAGCATATATGATATGGAATATAAAGCTGCCATAAAAGGTAACGCCCCATCAAAGGCTAATTGCTACAAGATAGTAACCATTAACGGACACAGATGTTTGGCTAAGACTCCTGCATTAAAAAAATATGAGGAATCTTTTATTTGGCAGGCTGGAAAGTTGAGGGATTTGAATATAAACGAGCCGTTTGAGTTCCACATTGACGTGTATTATCCGAGCAAACGTAGTGATTTGGATAATGTATTGAAACTGCAACTTGACGTGTTACAGCGTATAAAGTGTATAAAGAACGATAATAACTGTTGCCTTATCCATGCACGCAAATTCGTTGATAAGGACAATCCTCGTGTTGAGATTACTATCAAGACTTTGGATTAAAAAAATATAGTTTTCCTTTGGCATTTTGATTTGAGTGTGTATCTTTGCGGTGTTTTCCCGCCAAGAAAACATCTTTATTAGCTTAGATATATGGATTTTTTATATCCATTCGACAGATTATATCTATAAATATAGGCTGTTCGTATTCCCTTGTGAACTATGTATCTTTGCTGATAGTAGTGTTTCTTGGCGGAAAACAGGGAAGCGGACAGCTTTCTTTTTATACATAACTCAAATTCTAATCACAATGCCAAGAAACTTAGAATTGGAGAATGGGAGAATAATATGTACCCCACAATCTACGTTAGTTGCTAACGAGAAAGCAACAACTCTATCCTTATCTTCTTCAACCGAAGAAATCAAACGCTATTTCAAAGCTATTTTAGAACTTTCAAAACTGAATGTTCCCTACCCTGTTAACCTTGATAGTTGCTGGATGCTTGCCTATTCAAGAAAAGATAATGCGACTAAAGAATTAACTAAAAACTTCATCCAAGACGTTGATTATCAAGTTTTGCGCCAAAAAGCGGAAAACCCAAAAGGCGGCAGACCAACAATAGAATACCACCTCTCCGTCTCCTGCTTAGAATACTTCATCGCCCGCAAAGTTCGCCCCGTATTTGACGTGTACCGTGAAGTCTTTCACAAGGTGAACGAAATTGCGCCAAAGGTTGCCAAGTCAAGTGCAGCCGACAAGCGTAAAATCGCAAAGCTTGAAAAGGAACTGGAGTTTACGAAAAAACTTCTCGAATGGACAAGATGGAGCGAACGCAGGGAGATTGAATTAAAATGCTCGTGCTTCTCTTTCCTCGTAAAGACGAAGCAGTACGACAAGTGGGCGGAATACAGAAAAACGGGAATAGTCAAGAAGTAACAACCATGATTGAAATACTTATCGTGTTGGGTAGCCTTTTATCGGGCTACCTCACTTTCCGAAAAAAGGGAGAGAAACTTTTCTATTGAGCAAAATCTAAAAAATTAAATATTATGAATACTTCAATTATTAAATTCGATTACAACGGAAATATAATTCCTTTTGAGAAAGGGAGTGATGTTATGGTAAACCTTACGGCTATGGCGAAAGCCTATCCCGATAAGAATTTATCCACAATTGTTAACTCGCAGGAAATCAGCGATTATTGCACATCACTTTCCAAACTAAAAAATTTTAGTTTGGCTGATTTACTGATAGTTAAGAGAGGTGGAGATAATCCAGGCACTTGGGCACACCGTCTTGTCGCTATTCGTGTTGCACAAAAACTAAATTCCGATTTAGCGGTATGGGTGGATATGAGAGTAGATGAGCTTCTTAAATACGGTATGACCGCCACGCAGCCAACTTTGGAGCAGATGATAAACAACCCCGACCTTGTTATCAGCCTTGCCACGCAGTTAAAGAATGAGCGTGAGGAAAAGCAAAGAATGGCTTGCGAAAATCAAATTCTCAAAGAACAGAACAAAAATATAATTGAAGAAACCAAACCTGCTGTAACCTTTACAAACGCATTTAGTGGAGCGGAAAATTCATGCCTTATCGGAGAGCTTGCAAAATTAATTGCGCAGAATGGATACGATATAGGCGAAAAGAGATTGTTTGCATGGATGCGTAAAAACGGATATTTGGGCAAGCATGGAGAAAGATATAACGTGCCAAATCAGAAATACATAGAACAAGGGTTGTTTGTAATCAAAAAAGGCGTACGCTCTGGAAGTAATGGCGTTTTACATACGACATTGACTACAAAAGTTAGTGGCAAAGGACAAGTTTACTTCGTGAACAAATTTCTTAATACCATATAGAAAGTAATAATATGAAAACAATAAAGCAGCAATCAGAAGAGTATGCGTTGAAATATCCTTCCGAAATCCGAAATGAAATAGCGAAAGCATGGATAGACGGGAGAAACTCAATAAGGAAGAAAGAGGTACTTGACCTCTATTTCGTAGAGGAAGAATACAAGGATATATTCATATACTGGCTCAACTACAAAAAAGAGAGGGGGCAGCCATACAAGCAGACCGGAGCAGAGGCATGTTACCGGAAGCTATTAACTCTTTCGGGAGGTGACAAGCAGATGATGATTGCAATAATAGAGCAAAGCATGAGTAATAATTACCAAGGGTTATTTCCACTAAAAGACAATGGGAACAGAAATCACACTAACAAGCAAGGAAATAGCGGTTCTATCTTCCAGGCAGCTGATTGCTATCTGCAAGAACATCAGTAATGAGATAACTTCCATAAGCCAAGCGATAAACGCACCTCCCATACAATTATCACAATGGAGGAAAGATAACGAAACCTGCATAAAGGCGGTTCTTGTAAAGTTCATAGAAGGTACTCTGTTGTTTTACGGCCGTAGCCGCGAGGATATGAATGACTATCAAGTAGCATCCATTGTAAACTCTATCCTTGACAAGTATTATTATTTCAGAATTGAGGACGTTTGCCTTTGTTTTAAACGGGCAAGGGAAAACTCATCATACGGTGGATTTTACGGCAAAATAGACGGTTCTGTCATCATGAGCTGGTTTGCCACTTACGATAAGGAGCGGGATGAAGTGATACACTCAATGCCGGAAGAAAAAATTAATGTTTTTACTGGAGAAGAGTATAGCCGGGAAGAGTACATTGAGATGTTGAAAGCTAAGATAGCCGGTGGAGACCTGTACGCAAACGAAGCATTGCGGCGTGTTGGTACATTCGAGCGTATAATGTTTGATAGACGTGGAGAGTACGCCAGTTGTAAGTATTGGCGAAAACATAAATTTGACAATAAAGTATGAGACTTACAATATGTTGGACGACAAGAGGCAGGCAAAGACGCTTTTACTATGATATATGCAAAAAGTTTGGCATATCGGATTACATGAGTGTTAATCATGAGACGCCATGCGATATAAGGGATGAAGATATGGAACTGTTGAAGGAATGCGAAAAACGAGGGTTTATCCAAATAAGAAACAAACGGTAAATAATCATGGACATAGAGATTGAAAAGAAAATCGAACAATTGGAGTGGCAGCGTGACAATGCAATGCGCATACGCTGCCCGTTGGTGGCAAGGAAGTATCAGCGCATGATTGATGAACTTGCAAAAGAGAGCAGAAACAAGAATATGAACAAGGCAGAACACGCAAGGCAATGACCACCGACACGGCAAATCAGATAATCAGCAAATATGAGAGTCTTGTAGTTCTGTGCACCTACAACATTCTGTTCACGAACGACATCTGTTGCGGGCAGGTTATCGAGTGCCTGCATGCGATGAAGAGAACGCCTTATTACAAACAGGCATTCAAGCGGTATTTGAATGATGCCGATAAGGCAAGAAAGGAATACGAGCGTACTGTAAACAGCGTTATCGGTTCAGACCGGAGCGAGTTTTTCGCCGACTGCAACGACAAGTATACGGAAGAAGTGAACAAGCACGTGGATATGTTGTATTGGCAGTTCAAGCAGGTTCTCGACGATAACGGCATATCCCATTCCGCAGAGATTGCAAGGTTCGAACTTGCAAGGACATTGTGTGATTACGCCTGCATCCAGTTTGATGAAAGGATTAAAGAGCTTCGGAAGAAAGATTCACGGTTCAACGGGTTTACGTTGGAATACCTGAAGCTTTCAAATGTGGCAAGGATGATGAACCTTGCTTCCGATAGTTTGAAAATCGGGAAAACAGTCAATATGAACACAGAGCGGTGTACAGCAGCGTTTGATGTGCTGGTAAGAAAGCTGTCGGATGCGGATAATATTGCCAACGCGATAAAAGTTTAGTGAAATGAAACCTATTTATAACCTTATATTCCTCCTCATGGACTGGCTTTCGGTAGAGGTTGGAGCGAATGAAGAGTGGTTCTGAACAAAGACATCATGGTGCAAAATGTGTGTTTCGGAAGACAATCGGGAACGGAATAAAAGAAAAGATATATGAATATAGGAATATTAGCAGTTGACAGCAATTACCCTAATCTTGCGTTGATGAAGATAAGTGCATATCACAAGAAGAAGGGCGACATCGTGGATTGGTACAATCCATTTAACCATTACGATAAACTCTATATGGCTAAGGTTTTCAGCTTCACCGAGGATTACAGACAATGGGTAACCAATGCCGACATTATAGAGAAAGGCGGTACCGGATATGACATCAGCAAGACATTGCCTACAGAGGTTGACCGGATGCAGCCCGACTATTCTCTTTATCCGCAGATAGATTCCAAAACTGCATACGGATTCCTTACTCGCGGATGCCCTAATCACTGTAAGTGGTGTGTGGTTTCCAAGAAAGAAGGTAATATTATGCCATACATGGATATTGAAGAGATAGCGGTTAACGGAAGAAAGAATATCATCCTTATGGATAATAATGTACTCGCATCTGACTATGGTTTACAGCAGATAGAAAAGATTGTCAAGCTGAAACTGCATGTAGATTTCAATCAAGGGCTGGATGCCCGATTGGTTACTGATGATATTGCAAAGCTGCTTGCTAAGGTCAAATGGATAAAGCGTATTCGGTTTGGGTGTGATACACCAGGACAGATTGCCGAGTGTGAGCGTGCTACAGCATTAATTGATAAGTACGGCTATAAAGGTGAATACTTCTTTTACTGCATCCTACTTCATGACTTTAAAGAATCATTCGAGCGCATCAATCATTGGCGAAATAGAGGGAGTAGATTCTTGCCTCATGCACAACCGTATAGAGACTTAAACAATCCGCATCAAATCATCCCGCAATGGCAAAAAGACTTAGCCGGGTGGGCTGACAAGAAATGGGTGTTTAGGAGCTGTGAATTTAAAGACTTTATGCCACGGAAAGGATTTAAATGTGCCAAGTATTTTAATTAATTGAATATCCCATGAAAACAGTTAAACTTTCCAATTTAAAAGTAGGTGACCTTTTCATCCATAAAGGAACGGTGTACGAGATTATTACAAAGAGTAAGTGGACTTCCATATGTAGGTATCTAAATGATAAATATCGCTTCGGTGGTTGGTGTCAATACTTGTATTGTGATTTTAGTAACTACACAAAAGTGGAAATTTAATATTAGCAGATTGATTATGAAACAGACAGTAGAAGAAGCGGCAAGGGAAGCAATTCATAAGCATTATAATTGTAATGGAACCTATCCATGTTCAGAACGTGAATATTGCGAACATTGTAACGGTCATAATACAGCATTCGATTGTTGCGAATGTGGTGCAGATGAATTTAAAGAAGGATTTATTGCCGGTGCGAACTGGCGTATCAATAGCGTATGGCATAGTAACAATCGAACGTATAAAGCGCAAAAAACAGCTTTGGTTATATTCAAAAACGGCAAATCCAAGGTATATGATAACCTCACTGATTTGACAATCGAAAGTCTTTGGGGTGAGGTAGATAGATTTGCTTACATCGAAGATTTACTACCTAATATGGAGGATTAAATCATGAAACCAATTTTGCTTCAAGCAAGTTGGAAAAGATTGTGAACTACATAAATCAGAACATTCAATAAGGATAAGTTATGAAACAGACAGTAGAAGAAGCAGCCCGCACTCATTGGAGTGAAAGTACATATAATAAAGATGCAGAGCTTGCCTATGATGAAAGAGACAGTATAGCTATCAAGGCATTGGCAAAATCGGTTGCATTACGGGCTTTTAAGAAAGGTGCCGAATGGCAGGCAAAGCAATCTCCGTGGATAAGCGTTGAGGACAAGGCTGGTTGTGACACATCTGGCGATTGTATTGTAATGGTTATGAATGGTGATATATTCAAAGCGTATTTTTCATCTGAAAACAAATGGATGAAAAGTAATGGCGGCTATTATGATGAAGTGATAGATGATGTTGTTGCATGGTTTCCCATCCCCTCTTTCGATGAGACACTCGAAGTCAACAAGGATGTACTGGAACGGATTAAAGAGAAAGAAGACTGAATTATGGATAAACAAACCAACAATATTTGCTGTGAAAAATGCAAGCATTATCTCCATGTGGTAGATAGAGAGAACCGTTCTCGCGGATATGTATGTGCTTTATGGCTGGACGGGATAGCTGGTAGTTTGGACTGGTTCTATCCGGATGTGAAATGTTTCGAGAAAAATACAAGAGATGGAAAAGTACAGAATTAAGACACATGGAGTATATGGCCATATTTTTGACGTTCAAGTGAAAAAATGGTATGGCTGGGTACTTGTTAAGAGGTTTAAGGCGGATGTGAGTTCTAACGACACGATGATAGACAATATTTATTACTGTGAAATACTATCCAAGGAACTTTTGGAAAAATTGGAGGAGGAATTATGAAATCAAAACAAGTATTATCAGTCGAACAGATGGAACATTTGCAGGAGCTTGGGTTGGATACAAGCGATGGAAGCATGTGTTTCGAGTGGAATGAATCAGATGCAGACAACATGGTTGTAACCTCTCCGGATGCCGATACGAATTACGACTATTATCATGAAACTTACACTTTGCAGGACATTCTCGATAAGCTGCCGCGATACATAAATGTCTTCTGTATAACGTATAAGCTGTGCGTTAAGCCTCTTTTTGCTTGTCCTTGGGCTATAAGTTATCAAAAAAGCATGTCTGAACCATTCATCGTTAAAGTTTCCGGAAATCTATTGGATGCAGCCTACGAGATGCTGTGCTGGTGTATTAAAAACGGATATGTTGAAAAGGAGGGTAAATAATGAAAGCGAGAATAAAAGAGACTGGAGAGATTGTAGAGGTTGAAGGCTTATTCGACGTTGGGACTGCCTTAGTGAAAGGTAGGTATTTCAAAGTGTCAGAACTCGACTTCTTTGATAATTTTGAAACTATTGATTGGGAGCAAAGGCGTTATGAATTGGCAAAATCCGCTATGCAAGGGTATTGTATTGCTTTAGGAATAAACGATGACAGTGAAACTTATGATGATATTGCAATAGGCTCTTTGAGGGTGGCTGATGTACTAATAAAGAAATTGAAAGGGAAATAACCATGGATATAGAAGAAGCAAAAAACAAGAAAGCGAAAGCCGAAATGGAGATAGCTCATATTCTGGAAAAACTTGAAGCCGAGACAGGCATGAATGTTAATGTTATATATCCGGTACGGCAATATGCAGAGTCGAAACTAACAGTCGAACCCGCAGAGCACATAAAAGTAGATATAACTTTAACGCTATAAATCATGGAACGATATAGGATTATACAAGGTCATGGATATAACGGTTGTATCCCTATAACAGTATATTGGGTTCAGGTACGAGAAGATGGCTTCTTTTCTGATAAATGGAGAAACATAAAAGGCTTTGATACATATAAAAGAGCGAAAGAATTACTTGAAATTTTGAAAGGGAAATAATCATGGAAGTAAAGAACGGAATAATAATAGACGGAGTGCTGCATGAAGCGGTGCATGATAGTATTCATTGTGCCTCATGCTCTCTGTACGAGAAATGCGCAGAGGTGAACTACACAGCATGTATAACCGATTTGTTTAGCTGTGGCGGTTTTATCAATCGTGGCAAAGTAACAGATATTAAGATAGATAAGGAGGAATGACTATGGGATTTACAACACCGTGCTTTATAAGAAAAAGTACACCGGAGCTTCGGAAGAAGTTGGAGGAGTTGGGATATAGATTATTTGGGGCGGAACTTAACGAAGATTTATGTATTTTCACTGAACCCGAATACAGTCTATATAGTGTTGAGTTTTTCAGTAACATTCCACATCCTGACGAAACCGATAGTGTTGATTGCGGAACCAACGAAGAGCTTTTATTGGCTATTGCTGCATTAAGGGATGATAGTAACTATATGCAGTGGTTTATAGCAGACTCCATTCTTAGCGTTTCTTATGACGATTCTATTGGCAACGATCATTATTTCACAGAACCCAAAGGCATTATGTTCTTTTGGGATGAAAATTGGAATCATGAAACTATTATTTCAGGACGTTATCACAAGGCTACCGTAAACGAACTGATTGAACATTTTAATAAAAGTTAACTATGACCGAAGAACTCGTAACATTAGAGACTGCGAAGCAGCTGAAAGAGAAGGGTTTCAATTGGAAGTGTGAACACATAATAGGCTGCAATAAGGTTATTACAAAATATGACCTTCCGCAAAGTATGTCGTGTTGTACGGAAATAGATGACGAACCAGTTGAATTTTTGTGTCCAGTATTGTATATCGCCCAAAAGTGGCTGCGTGAAATAAGAGGTGTGTATGTATATGTAGAACCTGTTATTGGAAAAAGATGGAAGCTTTCTTTTTGTGATTTCAATGTTCCAACAGAAGAAAGCGACTGGATGGAGAACGAAATAAACAAAGGGAATGGCTATAAAGTATATGTCACCTACGAGGAAGCACTGGAAGCTGGAATACAAGAAGCATTAAAACTTATATGAGAATGGACCCTGTTGTAAATGATGCTTATAGGCTTAGAAAACTTTTAGAAAAAGCAACGGGGCTAAAAGTATATAAGTCGGAACTAATAGCCAACTATTTTAATGGCTATCTAAGTATAGTACAAGAGTATAAGAATGAAACCAATCCGCACATTACAGTAGCACAAGGTAGCTGGTCGATAGAAAACGGTGGGGAGTATAAAATTTCACTCTATACACCTACAATCGTTATTAAAGGCAAGAGGATACTTAATACTCGTTTTGTAAAAGATGTAGCCTATAAGATAGTGGAAGCATTAAATGATGAATTTGGGGAAGATAATTGGAATACGTGCAATGAGGAGCAAAAGTGTTGGCTTCCCATGTCTCGAAACTCTTTCTATTTACAAATCCCAAATTTTGAGAAATATTAAAACTTATATGATTATGAAAGCAAACCTAATATTTTTTCTTGCGATATTCATCATATCAGCATTATTCATCGGTCACTTCCGACTGACATTCTCACCGTTCAGTGTATCCTTTCTCTATTGGCATAGGACTGTAGGAGTTATTCTTATCGTTGCAGGATGCTTGGTTTACAACATAGGTGAGCATATGTCCGGCTATCAGAAAGGACTGGATGAAGGTATGGAGATTGTTTTTGAAAGAGTTAAAAAAAAGATACAATGAAGAAGATAATGTTCAATGATAAATATAGCCTAACCCAGGCTGTATTGGATGGTCGGAAGGCTATGACGAGAAGAGTCTGCAAGTATGACAGACCAAATGAAACTTATGATATTGTATTCCCCGTTTTTGAATCAAATGATTACGATAATGACGGGAACATAGTATCTCCATTAAATTATGCTTTTGGTTGGAAAAACGACAAAGGAGACTTTACGGGTTGGAATATTCCAAAATATAAAGTCGGTGAGGTTGTTGCCATTGCGCAAAACTATAGCGATTGTGGTAATATGCCTGATTACGAATTGGACGAAGATGGCTATCCTATAATGCCAAAGAGAAGCGGATTTTTTAATAAAATGTTTGTCCGCGCTGACCTCATGCCCCATCATATCCGTATTACCAACATTAAAATCGAAAGATTGCAAGACATCTCCGATAAAGATTGCTTGAAAGAAGGAATTTACAAAGGACAATGCGGAAGTGCAGATACACATTTTATGGATGCTTATTATTATAAAGGGGACATTCAGCCTTATTGCACCCCTCGTGAAGCCTTTGCCGCCCTCATAGATAAAGTCTCCGGCAAAGGTACATGGGCGTCCAATCCTTATGTTTTCGTATATGAATTTGAACTGATTGATTAAAAACGAGAAAAGATATTGATTATGAAACGTGAAATAAAATTCAGAGGGAAAAGTACTGATACGGGGAAATGGATATATGGATTTCTCTCTTTTTTCTATACTGCCGGAAGGGGCGAAAACGGACTTATCTTCACAGGCAAGGCAAAGATATATTCTCCGGAAAACTGCCGGTGCGATGACGTATGGGCTGAAACTGTTGGGCAGTTCACGGGAGTTAAATACAATGATAGAGAAATATATGAGCATGATTTGGTTGAATGCACTGGTGTACTATGTGAAGTAGTGTATAGTGATAAAATCGGTTCTTTTGTGCTATTAGAAGTTCTGTCTCAAAATCTTGGAAATAAGCCAATAGGACAAATGATAGATATGTTCGGGATTAGATATGCAGGCAATATTTACGACAGCCCGGAATTATTGAAAAAGCAACTATGAGTAATTTAGAACACGTCGCCACAATTGATTACTGCTACTGGAGATTAAACAAGCTCAAAGAACAGCTTTCCAAGCCTAAATCGACTATGGAGCAGTTGGTTGATAAAGCTTGCGGTTATAATGAAGTAGAAGAAGTGAGAAAGGAAGCTATGACCCTTTTGGAACAGATTGTTGAAAGTAAAAAGGCTATCGGTGTGAATTATTCGGGAGATAGCAAGTTCCTTGATAAATTAAAGAACAAAGAAACGCATGAGTAAACTATACAAAGCAACCCTCTTCGGTAAATCATTCATTATAGGATGGTTCAGTTATGCAGATAAATGGTATCATAAATTTAGTATAATAAAATAATGGATATAACAGAATTAAAAATCGGTGACCGGGTGAGAATAAAACTCCCGTCACCACAAGGAGAAAGACTTTCCATACCCATGCAGGTAATAGGGCTGCTTTCTAGTTTCAACAATCCAAGCCCTAAAGATACGGTATATCTTGACTTTGAAGGAAATGAGGGAGATATATGGGAAGAAGAAGTACAAAATTTAGTGTTTTCAGACAATGAAGAGAAGTCATGAGAAAAGCAGACAAAATAATCAGAGACAGACATTCCCGCATCCCGGACAAATACAAGAAGATTGACACTACGGTCAACGGGGATGTAGAAAGCCTTGCCAACAACACAAGGAATTGGAAAGAAGGCTGTTCCCTCTACGCCTTAACAAGACCACCGTTATTTACGTCACAAAAGACAAACAAAATGAAGCATATGCAGCGAAAGCACGTAAACGGATGGGGATAGCAGAGCCGAAGAAACCTTTCGTTGACCCGCTTTCGGAAGAAAACATTACCAAGCTATACAAGGAAGAAAACATGCCGCCCCGCAGAATGGCTGAAATGTTGGATGTAAGTGTAAGGACGATATATCTAAGATTGGCTAAGTATGGACTTACAAAAGTTAAATGCAGATAACATGAAAGAGAATAATATTTTAAACAAAGAGATTTATACAGAGGCTATGATAGCAGCTTCTAAGGTTGATTTCCTTGAGAGCAAGGAAGAGATTAAGATGTATGCTACTTCGCTGTATAACGCGATGATATGGGGTAGAAAAGTAAAATATTAAGTTTTTTATTTGGTGTTATAGAAATTAGAGGTATATTTGCAGCGTTCAACTTTTATCCAAAGGCAAGCGGAAGCCTGCCATAAGCGGGCATTTTTTATGCTTGCGAGTTTGACGCTACAATATAGTGGCTGCCACCCCCATAGGTATAGTTAATGCTATATCTGCCTTTGGATAGGTTGAACAATGGGACAGGGCAGCCTTTTTCTTTGCCCTATCCGAAAAGCCGGATATGGGCAGGCTACCAGCCCTATAATGCCAATAAAGTTCAATAAATCTATGGCACAGTTAAATGGAAATTACTTAAACGGCACAAACATTGCTGTATTGGGTACGTCTGCTCACGAAACGAGCGAAATTATGGTTTACGAACACCCTCTATTCGGTAAAGTTCGCATGTTTATAAAAAATGAAAAGGCTTGGTTTTGCGGAATGGATATTGCAACCTCTTTGCAGTATTCAAATACGCGTGACGCTATCGCAAGACACTGTAAATCACAGGGCGTCGTGATTCACGACGTCATAGATTCAATGGGAAGAACACAGCAAATGAAGTTTATCAGCGAAGGTAACATCTACCGGCTAACCGCCAAAAGCCAAATGCCGAAAGCTGATGAGTTTGAGAGTTGGATATTTGATGATGTTGTCCCGTCAGTAATTAATACCGGGAGCTATTCTCTCCAACCCCAACTTCCAAATTTCAATAATCCGGCAGAGTCTGCGCGGGCATGGGCGGACCAATACGAGAAGAACCAAATGCTTTCTTTAGAAGTAAAGAAGAAAGAAGAGGAAAAACAGGCTATCATAAAGGAAACAAAACCAGCTGTAATATTCAAAGACTGCGTGACTGGCTCAGCTACAAACATTCTTGTAGGAGACCTCGCAAAACTCATTACCCAAAACGGATATAACATCGGAGAAATAAGGCTTTACGACTGGATGGTAGAGAACAAATACCTTATCAGAAAGCAAAGATACAGCAAGTCGAAGGATAAATACATAAATGACTATATGCCCACACAGCGGGCTATCGAAATGGGATTGTTCTTTGTAAGGGAAAGACCCATAGTGTCAGGTGATAGTCCCATATTCATAAAACATACATGTTATGTGACCGGGAGAGGACAAGTATATTTCTTGAATAAGTTTAAAACATTAATAGGAGCATAATTATGAAAAGAGATGCAAGAACTCCGTTTTATGACATTATGTGCAGGGTAGAAGAAGATTGTACCTTAGCTATCTATTTTAATAAAGTTATTAACGAACTCGATATAGTAAAGATATTATTTGCTCCAAAAACATTTGAAGATACCAAGGAAGAAAATAGAGACTTTGCTGAACGGTTTTATCAGAGTTGTTTATGGGAACTGTGGTTTTATCGCTCTTTATCAAGGCTTCATGAATGGGATGATACCCTCAATAAATACTTTTCTGAATACGAAGGGAAGTGGAAATTTTATGCTTGTTCAAAAAGGATTGAATCTATCAACGAATATGGAGGTGAAGAATCAGATTACAATGAGGACGGCAGCATAAGAACTTTAAACCTAACCGAAGATGATTTGAGACATCATACAGCTCTTGGTGAAATGGTGCAAGATGATTGGAGGGATATTGTGCAAGAAACTACCTGTGCCGATTTACAGTACATGATTTCTTGTTTGAAAACTCATGCAAGTTTTTCTTTATCCGATGCTTTTAAGGAATGTTTCGGAAAAGAAATTGCTACTTATAAGCAAGATGAAAACGGCAATATGGTTCCAATGAGTTTTGCGGATAAGGCTATGGATAAGGCAGTAGAGCAATATACGGCTGACGGAATGGCTATTGGTATTACATTGGTTTGCAAATTTATCCAACGCATAATCAGGGATATTAGGGCAATGGATAAGTTCAGTGACAATAGAGACAAACTTATCCAAATACACAAGGACGTAAGAAATATCCTTGATTTTAACCTCGATGAAGTTTCCTATGTAGAGGAAATGCTCGAAGAGGAACGTAAAAACAAATAACATCAAGCTTTGCTCGCTTTATAAACGAGGTGGGCAAGCTTTATTCAATTCGTTCCCAAACTACAAAATTATAGTTTGGCTGATTTACAACGAATTACATTTTAAATAAAAGACTAAACAAATATTCATCATGGAAAGAAATACAACACCCGCTAAGAAGAAATACGACCTTAGCGCAATAGACGAATTATTCAAAGACTGCATATCTCCCGAAGAATTACGGGAAGAGCTTATTGAACTGGCTTTTGATTATGTGCAATACGTAGATGACGGGAATACAGATTTTGTCAAATCGAACATGAGCACCATATATGTATTGTGCTGTGCCCTACAAAAAGCAAAAGAATTAGAGACACCAAGCTAATGCCCTCGCCAAAACGGCAAGCGGTATAACCCAATGGAGAACCCGTTCAAAGCGTTCTAAACGTTCCATTGGATAACCCGGAAAAGGCGGCAATAGTCCATGTAAAGGACATTGTCCGCCAATTCAAGCAGTTCATCTATGTAATCCTTTTTTCGCATCACGTTCAAGTTTTCTACGTTGTTGGCGGTTTATATCATTTGCTATGGCAAGACTGTTCAGCGTCTCTTTCTGTTCGGGAGAAAGCATGTTATATACTTCTTCCCGTGATTTGCCTGATAAAATGGCTTGTACTATTTTCCACATAAGCTACGTCTACAATGTTCACACAAAAATTTCTTCGCTACCGGGAACATCTTCTGTCCCACATATCCGCTAAGGTACTGCGCCTCTTCCCCGTATGGGTCGATGCCGAACACCCGTGAGATATGCCGGCATAGATGCCCCTTTTCATGGTCGAAAGAGTTCTGAAACTCTGCCGGGGAAGAAGTAAGGGCTATAACCATTACGGTTTGCCTGTTTCGGATATTGGAGTAAGTGATACCCGTATTCAGATTGCAGGAGCGCATGTTCTTATAGGCATTCACCAAATCCAGCCCCCTGCATCCAACCCGCCGAAGGTCGGCGATGATACGGTCGGTATAATAGCAGTCCACCGCATAATATACACGCACTTCCCAATCATAATCCGGTATGTAAAATTCCTGTATTATCATAGGCTACATCATCTGTTCCCACATAATAGGATTGCCGGAGCCTATGCAGTCGGCATAGAACCGCGTGAAAGGCATTCCATTGTAAGCGTCCACATCATCTATGTAATCCTTAATGAACAATGCGAGATGGGCTTCGTCAGTGATAGAACTTTTGTAGTAATCCGACTTCGCCATGTTTGCCACGTAAACGCTGTCGTACCCTGCATCCTTCTCCAGGTTTATACTGTACTTTTTAAGAAGTTCCTCTACCTGTTCTTTGCTGATTGGTTCAAGTTTTTCCTCCTTGCCCGTAGATTTGTTTTCCATCTTCATGCGGGAAACAGCCCATAGGCACATCTTCTTGCTGAAATGCCATCCGTACTGGCTGAGATAATCAGCCATTGCAGGCGGTATTCTGTCGTATGTATCTAATCTTTGTTTCATATTTTCCTGATTTTAAGTGATTGGCAAAAGAGGGGAATAATCCCCTCTCCATTACATGAACTCTCCGTTGGCGCGTCTGCGTCTGCGTTCGCCCATATCATCACCGTAAAGCTGTGAATCGCGGCGTTCGTTGTAAACCGGATATTCCGGGAAGTAACCCGGCATGCGGCGTTCGCCCATATCTGAGCCGCCGCTATAGCTTCCACCGCGTGAACCACCGCTGTTACGATAGCCCATTTCACCGCCCTGCATCTCACGCATGGCTTTCTCGTAACCATGACGACAACCCTCTCTATAGGCTTCTTCCATAGGATTACCGCCTCTCATACCGAAGTCACGGTCATATTCTCCGCGTCCTTCTTCCAATATTTCCCACATTCCCATATTATTTCTTTGTTTTAGATGTTTCAGCAACTCCGAGCTGTTCCATAAGCCGTTTGTTCAATTCCATAAGGTCGGACATGTTCTTGCTCATTTCCGCCATTTGCCCTTTCAGAGATGATATTTCCTGCTCCTGACGTTGTTTCTCTGCAAATTCGGGGTTCAAGAGCGTCAGCATCTTGTCACATCCCGCAATGACGGAATTGTGGAAGTCCATGCTATTGATAATGTCTATGCTTTTCTGCTTCATAGAAGCGACCTCGTTGTTCATCGCATCACGAGAGCATGACACTACGATATTGCCGTTCTGTCCGAAGTCGGCTATATCCATGCCGGCAGGTAGATTTTGGAAAGTAGTGTTCTGCCCGTTGATACAGACAACGACATCCACAACCATTTCCATTTGGGGCAACTGTCCCATAGGGGATGCCATAGGATATTTCGGCTTGGGAGCGGAAACGCTGACTACCGGACCGTATTCGATAAACGGATTAGCATCCTTATGAAGTATATACAACTGGTTATTGGTACGAAGTGATTGAAACATATTGGTTTGATTTTAAAAGGGTGTGGCTATTTCCATTTTGGAAACAACCACAAAGCCCCATGTTAACTACTTGCTCTTTTGAGCGGTTGCTTCTGCTGTCGGAGTCGGTGTTGATGCGGTTGTCGGACGATACCCACCGTTAACAAGGAACAGTTCGTTGGTGTACTTGTTATAGTGAATTTCGTAGATACCCGTTCCGGCAAGGTTGCCGACAGTCACCGGCTCATTGTTGTAAGCCAGCAACGGTCTTGTATCCCCGTTAGTCCCTATCAGTATCGGGAGTGTAGCAGTCGTACCGGCAGGTATTGCCTGGCGGAGACTGACATAGAAACCGCCTACATAGCTTCTGTTACGGAACGCATGGTTAGGAAGTTCCAAAGTCACGTTCTCCGTGCCGACCGTTACGGCTACCGTAGGAAGGGTATTGAAATTAGCCCTTCCAATAGTAGGGAACAAGAAAGGAAATCCTGTAAAAAAGTTAGGCCACATAATTACCCCCTTTCTTACCGGAATTAACCCCAGTAGTTGTTACAACCACAACCGCCACGTCCATACATTGCATCACCGGCGTAAGCACCGAAAGCCGCAGCACGGAAACAGTCTGTGTTGATGGCTTGAATATTAGGGTAAACAACCGGAACGGTGTTAGGCATCTTGCATTTTATTCCATCGACATCGGACTGCAATGCCTGCAAGCCTGCTGCCAAAGGAGCAATCTGTTGTCCTACTGAATTCAGGATAGTAGCATTCTGGTTACGTTGGGAGATTTCAGCAGTCAAAGTGGCTTTTTCTGCTGTAAGAGCCGCAATCTTGTCCTGCAATGCCTGGTTCTGCATAGCGTCCAACTTCGCAAGGATAGCATTGGTATTGGCGGTCGCACCGTCACGCAATGAAAGAGCATTCTGATTGGCCGTGTTGACAAGCGCGTTGGTCTGATTGCACATCGCAAGCTGGTTCTCATAGCCCATTGTGGTAATGGCGTTCTGAGTCTTGCAGCAGCAATCTGCAATCTGAGTAAGAACAGCCTGATTTCCGGACTGGAATGCGTTGATGATTTGCTGGCTTGACATGCCCACCTGATTTCCTACATTGGCGATAAGTCCCTGGATGTTGCACAGGGCGCTCTGTAACTGTTGGGTAGAGCAGTTCAAAGAAGAAGCAAGCTGGTTGATGGCATTGCCATTGCCCTGAATGGCTGACATCAGGTATTCACGACCGACATCACCGTTAAGCTCGGCAGGCAGACCGCCACCATTGCCAAAGCGGTTGCCAAAGCCGTTGCCGCCCCAACAGAACCACAAAAGGATAATCCAGATGAACCACCACGAGCCGCCCCATTGGTCTTGGCTGCCACGTCCCTGGTTCAGTAAAGCGAGAAGTCCGGGGTCTACACCCTTGCTTCCCATCAAGTTGGGCAACATAGCCATGATGTCGAATTTGCTTCCGCCACCATTTCCGTTGTTCCCGTCTTGATTGAAGACATACGTTCTTTCCATAGAGATTTATATTTTGTATTACGGTCAAAATCAACCGCATCACAAAAGTATAAATACCGATACTGCCATGAAATCAGTTGTTTCCCAACGCTTTCCTAATGTTTTCCCAATATATTCTCAACATTTTCCCGCCTTCCATACGTTCCTGGAAATTGGAAATCATGTAGTTTATCGCGCGTTTGGTCTTGTGAATTTTAGGAGCTATCTGTGAAGGGTACATTCCCCTTTCAACAAGCAACTGTACAAGCAGATAGCGGGCGTCTACGGTTTCCGTATCCTTATCCGAAGATAGTATTCGGCTGGCGGGTATTTCGGTCTCCTGCGCCACTAGATTGATTGTTTCGGCAAAGATTTCTGACTTACACATAGTTTTTCTGAATTTTATATTTATCTTTGCCCTGCCACATAAAATATTTAATTATATACGAACAAAGCATAAGATACCGTGTTGAAGATATTAAAGCCTCCAACGTGCGGTGTCTTATGCTTTTTTCAAATTTTTATGTGGCAATAATTATTTGAACGTTGGGGGCTTTCTTTTTACTCTAAGCCCCGAAAGAGTGTCAGCTACAAGCCAACTTCTACATCGTTAATTTCTTTCTTACCATACAAATAGATTATAACTTATTCCTGCGCCTACGTACATGCCGCCTGGATACCCATACCCAGCCTGCAACCCTAATCCCCAACGTTTCTTTTTTGGCTTGATGGGAACCGGATGGTAGACGTCATTCGTCACCGTCTGATAAACCGTCTTCGGATACACAGTCATACTATCCAGCCGTGGGTCTACATATCCGCTCACCACCGCACGGTACAGGCTATCTTCATACACAACCCGTTTGCGATGAAGCAAGGTGTCACCTATACGTACTGTGTCATTCGGCAATATCTGCCAAAAGACCGCTATCGGTGCGGAGATAAGAACCGTATCAAGTTTGACAACCGTCTGTATCTTTGTTTCGGTACGTATTTCTGCCGGCAAAGGCTCGTGCGGACGGAACAACGCCGCCACACAAGCGATTGCCAGCAATACAACTAATAGCCAGGGTAGTTTTTTCATAACCTCAACAAATAATGATTTACAACCATACCTGCACATATTGCGGCAACTCCATACAGCAAGTCTGCTTTGTTCCACTTGCCGTTATAGTAGTGGCAACGGTCGCTGTTCTCCTTGATAAAGAGCATCAGCAGTGCAGTACTGCCACCGAATACTATGGCGGTGGATAGATAGACCACCGCACCTAAGATGTTATTTCTCATAACAATTAGTGTATATTTATGATATTAATTTCATCCCGGACCGTGAAGTGCCGGGATGAGTCAGTGCTTCTCCTTATAAAGAATCTATAAATTTCATGATTGCATCATTCATCATGGTATTATACCCTATTGCAGATGGATGGTAATTGAACGTTCCATTCGTATTCGTGCACCAGAACAATCTTGAGGCTTCTGATTTTTCAGAAACAATACTCATTCTTTTCAAGTTACCTAAATTAAGATACGGAACTCCATACTTGTCGCATACATCACGAATGGCTTTTGCATATTGGTCATTCCATACGGAATTACCTGGTTGCGGCATAATCAGAAAACCCAGTTTCGTTGCCGGGAGCTTAAAAACAGCCTCTCTGACCATGTGCTCAAGTGCGCCACAGAAAGTCTTGTCATCGAATTTGTCTGTTGTATAATCGTCTGAAGATAATAATTCGCCAAATGGTACATGGGTTCCCGGATTATCCCCTCTTTGGTACATGTCATTCAGACCACCTTCCATAATCAGGTAATGGCATCTGTTCAAGCATACCTGCACTTTGGCCTCCCCCTGAATGACGTTGCCATCCATCGTTTTAAAGCTGGCAGAAGTGTTACTCTTGTATGCTAATCCGATTGTAAACTCTATACCGATACACTCTCCTTCAAGAGCAGATATTTTATGCCTAAATGTATATTCAATGACATTTGGCTGTGTATTAAAACGTACCAACTGAGTTTTATTGTAGTTATCCTTGTTAACAGAATATATGATAACAGAACCACCTTTGGAGTTGTATATGACCCTATCCATTTCCGTAACGTCCTCAAACAATATTGATTTGACGGAATATATCAAATCTGAAACATCTTCAAAATTCACGGTTTCCGGTATTCTCTGATACCCGAAATCTGTACATATATTCAACACAGATTTCAGAATATTGTCCGATGTGAAAGTGGAAATAGTTCTGCCACTCCATACATAAGAACCTCCGAACTGTGCGTCAGCAAGCGGATGCCGATATGCAAAATCATTTGGATAACCGTTAAATTCCAAGGCATTTACTCCAGCTGCATAGCTGTCTCCCACAAAAAAGACCGATTTATCAACATATTTATCATATACATATTTTTTCAATTCGTCTATTAGGGCAGTGTTTGACAATGCCTTGTAAATACTTGGAGTAAGGAGTTGCGTCAATATATCAGTAACATAGTACGGAACAATTGTGGGGCTTTTTGTCAAGTTCGCATCATACGATATGATTGGTTCCCCATACAAAGTCCTTGCCGGTCTTGCCACAAGCATGAAGTCGGAATCTCCGGTTTCTATGTTCGTACTACTATATCCCTCACCGCTTGTGACAAAATCACCTTTATCATTATAGAGTTTCCACACCAGGTAGTGTTTGTGGTAAATAGTCGAGCTTCTGTTTACTGAAATCAATGCCATATCCCCATAAGATGAAACCATTTGAAGCCCTAAGATATTATTGCTTGATGCGGGCTCTCCTTTTCCTATGACATATTCTTCATTCCATAAGTTTCCGCTTAATGTTTCATTTACAGAATGTTCCACAATCTTGCCTTCCAAAATTATTTTATCATCCGATAACTCATTTTGCGAGATAATATATGCAATATTCGCACTTGTAAGTTGTATGATCGGCTCCAAATTTAAAGTCACATTATCTTCACATGACACATAAAAAGCAAAATCATTGTCTTTTTGGAAAACAATAACCTTGTATGAGTTGTTTGATAAATCCACTGTGAGCTTCTTTGAATCAAGCAATGATATTTTTTTGTAAAATCTGTTTTCCCCCTCTAATATTGATTTTGATGCGATGTCAAAACCTCCACATCTTCCGGATTCAACTATGCCGGAATATATGCTATGTTGGATTTCAACTATATTATTGCGTATATCGGAAAGGTCTGTTCTACGTACTTGTTGTATCCAGCTTCCGATATTCGTAAATGTCCCTCCCTGGAACTCCCACGTTTCTACCTTACCGTCCGAATTTATGAACGATACCTTCAGCCCGATATTTCTAAGTTCCTGCGGAACTTGGGCAATAGCGCCTTCTAATGTATATTTATTGCCACTATCAATTCCAGATGAAGGATGATGAATGGAAACATTATACTCGGTTATATAGCTTATATATCCACCCTTTCCGAAACTAATGAAACTCTTTAGGACGTTAGGGGTGATAGAACCATTTTCTCTGTCTTCTTGAAATGGAAACTCCTCATTACCCGTCAAAACGTATCTTTTGGGGAGTTGTCCTATTTGTAATCCTTCTGCCATATCTTTTTATTTTTTATCATTTTATTTTTTGTTATCTGCAAGTAATATCGGCTCTTCGTTAGCCAACAATAACGGAGTGCCATCCGACAATAATAAATACTTTCCGTCAGGGGATGGGTTTGGTCCCGGTTTATTATCCTTGATATATGAATACCCTATAGTAAGTATACTGATAGTAGGAATACCGATTGTCGGGATGCTGATGTTAGGGATAGTGATTGGGTTCATAGGCTATCCCTCTTTAATCATTTTGGCTTCCAATACTTCGGTAGCACTCTTGATTGTGATTTCCACGCCCGCCACTATTCCGGCGACACGGAATATAGAGTCGGAGGCACCGTTGTTGTCACGCGCGTTAGGATACAATGCCACGGGCTTCATGCCCTCGATATTGGCAAATACAGTCACCATTCCGCCCTTGTTCTTTATCTGTATGGTAACGGGATTACCGTCACTGACAAACGTTGCGTAATACGCTGTTTTGCCTTCTTCTTTTTGAAATGATAAAACTTCTGCTGCCATGATGTTTACTTTTTAGAGTTATTCAAATAGTTCACAATTCCCTGCACATGCAAGTCCACTATTGCCCGTTTTCCCTCTTCCGATAATAAGAAGCCAACATCTTCCTTATTGTCTTGGAATAGGTTCTCTGTAAGGGCTGCCGGGCACTTCGTGTGCTTCAAGATGTAGAACCCGCTTTCCTTATCAGGGTCGCCATCCGTCATATCCTTGCGTATCTTCATACCCGGCAAAAGTCGTTCGGCTGCCGCATATAAGCTGTCAGCTAATTTATCGGCTTTCGTCTGACCTGCCGAAGTCCACGCTTCCCAACCACGTGCCTGCATCCATTCAGAGCCGCTTCCCGCTGCATTACAGTGGATAGATACGAGGATTGTGTCACTTGCCTTGTATTCGTTCGCCCTACGGCAACGCTCCGATAGGGGAACGTCTATTTCCTCTTTGACGATATGTTCTGCGTCAATGCCTTTCTTTCGCAGCTCCGCTTCCAATCGTATGGCAATCTCACGGGTATACGCATACTCTTTCAATCTTCCGTCCGGTGAACACTTGCCCGAAGTGTTACTTCCGTGCCCGTTGTCAATCAATATTTTCATTCTGCACATCCTCCTTGAAATATTTGTCATAAACTAAACGAGCCACCCATCCGGCAACAACACCGACACCGAATGATACAACAGTAGTCAGGTTCACCCAAAACGGAGTGTAGTGCATGTACAGCATAACTCCCACGATGATAGCGATAACAATCGCTGCGATAATCAGTTTCTTTTTCATTTTGTTACTCCTTATCTTTCATTCAAATTGTGATAAAATTCTAATCTTATATTCGCATAGACCGACTCTACATTCGTGTATGCCCTCCCGTTGTTCGCTCCGTTTTCATTGTAAATCTCCGCTTCAACGGCTTTGGCAACCTGTTCTATCCATTTCCTTTCCGTGTATTCGGAAAGCCTGTTCCCACGATACGAAAAGCAGTCAAGTTTTGAATTCCTGTCCTCGTGTATGTTTGTAAGCAATGTACGTATCTTTCTTGCAGTAGCTTCCTTGTCTGATATATGGTTTTCTTCACGCACTTTCTTGATAATACGGCACACCTTCTCAACGGAAAGGTCGAAGAATACATTGCTTAGCGTTTTTATACGCAGCTGCGTTTCGGGCATGAGACTTTCCGATAGCACGTTCAACCGCTCGTTCTGCGCACGGGTTTCTTCCAATAGCTGCCTCATGGTGTCCTTATAGTCTTGGTTTATCTCTTTCTGTGATGTCATAAGCTGGTTTACCATATTCATAAACCAACGGAAACACGCCACCATCAACAAGGCTGATAACACAAGGAAAAAACCTGCGGTTATAGCCATCATTCCGAAATCACTAATCCCCTTACTTGTTTGAAGGGCTGCATTTACAACTTCTGTACTCATCTTATCGTTATTTGTCAATTATTCATATCTTTGTGTCTCTTATCAAATAAGCGAACTACTGTCATTCCGTTTTGCTCGTGAGAGTAGGACGGGATTTTTATATCTTGCCGTAATAGCGGAACCACGCTCCCCATTTACGTTCTTTCAAATAGTTCGGATTGTCCTGGTTGAGTTTGGCTTCCATTTCAAATGCGCCCGCACGGTAAGCGTTTTTATTGACCTTACCGTCCCCAATCTTGTTGTCTGTGAACAAGTGATACACGAAGCTCACAAACCATTCTGCCAAATACAGAATGTAATAGAATAGCGGGATAAGGAGCAACCACCATGCGCTGACATGAAACGCCAACAATACGGATGGGATAGCCGCTATCTCCATGCACTCGAAGAACTGTTTCTGATGTGTACGTTCATGACGTATGGTTGTTTCGGACAACTCTTTCAGCTTCGTAAGGATGAAGCCGATGAACATGATTGTTGTGTAGCCTCCAAAGAGGATAAGTTTGGCTAATTTGCTGTTGTAGTAGATTGTTTTCATATACATCATCTTATTTATTCATTATAATCAAAAACAAAAAGTACATAATCTAAATCATCAAAATCGCCAGCAATAAAACTTTGAATAGCACTTCCAGGTTGACATATATTTTCATTAATTTCCATTTGCGAATCACTACTACCTACAAGTCTACATTTATAGATTTCTAAATATCTAACAGGGCCGTTGCTTTCATTTTGTATATCAAAATCAATATTACTACCTACACCATTAGAATACCAATCTATTTTACCACTTTCAACAATAGTTAATCGTCCACTTCTATATAGACTAATATCGTGTGAACTAAGATTGGCTATTATTAACATTCTTGTTCTATATTGTGTATCAGTAGGTGGTAAATAGGTTAAAGCATCATATAATTTGCTCCAATCAAATTCTTTGCCCGCAATCAGCTTATCTCCAGCAAATAGCCCTGAGGTCAATTCTCCTATTTTTAACATAATCATTATCCTTTAATCGGTTACACAATATGCTGTATTGTCATCCTTAGAGCCAATAGCCTCGTACTCGGCAGCGGTTTTCTTGGTGAGGGTGGTGAGGTTGTCGGAAACGAGTATATCTTTTACTACGAAAAAATTTGTAGTATTTGAATTCAATGCAATAAAAATTCTTTTTGTAACTAAGCTAATATTATTTGCATCGGCAATAGAAGTATAAGTATAAATAAACGAAAGTTCATAAGCTCCATTATCGGGATTGCAATATGTGTGACTCGTACTTACTTTAAAGATTTCTTTTTCTGTAATTTTTAGGAATAAAATATTATCACTTAATAATCTCTGTATAATATTTTTAAAATTATCAATGCTTCCAAATACAAGATTTATTTTTGATTCGGCTTCTCCTGCTTTAACTTCTTGATTTGAAATTAACTGTTGGTGAGCTTCATCTGTAATCGTAAGCATAATGTGTTTATCATCCACATACTTCTTCGTTGCAGGCTGGTAATCGCCCGTAGGGGTGAAACTTTCACTGTTGGTTTTGGTGAGGACGTCGGATTTTTCAGGAACTTCCGCCCAATTCCCATTCTTACGACCGTATGCCTTGCCATCAGTTGGCGCTTCGTCCATGCCGCCAATCTTCCCCTGGCTTACCCATTCACCGTTCACCCACGCGTAGTAATCATAAGGGGCTTCCGTACCTACAGCCATGAACCCGTCAACTGCCGAACCATCGGGAACAGCAGATTTCAAGGCTTCAAGGGTGGCGTATTCGCCGGCTACCTTAAATGACTTCCCAGGTTCTCCTTGTATACCTGGCTCGCCTTGTTCTCCTTTCAAAAATTCTAAAGGGTAATTGACCACAGAAGCTTCACTGTTGCTTCCAGAAGGTTTAAATGCAGGCAATGACGTTACATCATCCGCTTTGTCCGCATTCGGTACTTCATTAACCCCTATGGAGCTAGCCATAAGGCGGGCAACTATTTCCTGATAATCCTGTTCTGTCCAAGCCATAATTATTCCTGTTTATCGGTTGCTTCTTCCGGTTGATTGTTGATAGCACGATTGAGCGCGTCAATAAAGAAGGGTTTGCAAAAAGTATTTGCATGCTCTTGTATCAAGGACACTTCTTCATCAGTATATTCTGTCTCTTCATTGGAATTGTATATCTTCAAAGCGAGTGCATGCGATGCGATACCGTTACCGTTCCGGTATAATACATTCGCAAAATTCTCTCTACAATCTATATTTTCACAATGCTTACGGGTAATGTCCGTAGCAATCAGTAATTGTTTAAAATTTATCTTTTTCATAACTTTTGCGTTTATTAATTTGCTGGATACGATTTGGTCCTAATATTGTCTTTATAGAAGAAAAGGCCCGCTCTAGGTTCTAAATTGCAGAAATAATTATGTCCTCCCATATTTACCGATATTGACATGTTTCCACCCGATAAACTTACGTCAGAAATTTCTTCGTCTCCATGATATGTATGTAACCTAATTTTGGGATAGTAATTATTCGAACCTCCCCATTCTTCAACCATAAAATTAATACTTCCCACTTCCTTACCGTTTTGATTATACATCCGAATAGAATTAGTATTTGGGTCTATTTCTATTTTTGTGCCTGACGAAGCAGTTGACATTTTGCCAACAATGCTAACATTCCCATTTTCGTCTATCACCAAAGAGTTGTTAGGAGTTCTTACATTTTTAAACACCCCGCTGTTTGCATTTATCTCTCCTTCAAAATATCCACCAATAGCCTTTATTGTCCCGTCTGCCTGAATAGACACATTCCCGTTGGCGGATATATTTCCGGTAAAGTATATATTTTTGGAAACCACGGAAATGTTATCAAGTGCCACATTGATTTCTGAACCTAATCCGTCTTTTTTGACATATAATTTAAGTTCATCGGTAACCCCATTGATATCCAGTCCCAACTGCGTTACATCTTCCTCTATTTTTGTAACAGACAATTTGAGGTTTTCCGCTGTCTGCTCAATCTGCGAGAACCTTTGATTGTTGCTTTCCGAGAGTTCCTTTACTTCCAGCCTGATACTTTCCGCAGTCTGCTTTATTTCGGAACTTAATTTAGTATACAAATCCTCGAATGCGTTTTCGGTAAGAGCCAGCGAGTGTATGTATATATCCCCCGTAAACTTCAACTCAAAATCGCCCGTTCCGTCCCATGTGCCGGAATACTCCTTTATTGCGTATTCCTCACTCGGTTCAAGACGTTCGGTGAAATGCAGGTTCTGACCGGGAAATCCTATTGTCAGCGTTCCGGCTGTAGCTACCTTATACCGGAAAGAGATAAAGAACTTCTTCGGTTCTTCTCCTTCCTCATAGGTAGGCTTATTGGCTAAGTCCGCATTTGACTGTTTTATTCCGGAAGAAAGAATACGAAGCACGTTTCTATCCCCGTCTCTGATAACGGCAGCCATGGCGTCCTTGCGGGAATAGAACTTGTCGTTAACCAATAAGAACTTTCCGTTTACAGTGAAGAAATGAACATCGTTCTTTGTCTCCCAACCGTTCGTATTGCTTGCAAATGATGCATTGTACAGATAATTATCCTTTGCCTGCACCTCGTCAAGCACTTTGGAGATTTCAGAGTAAATCAAATCTTCCAGTATCTTGAATTGGGTCATAATGTTTATTCCCGTTTTCAAGATAAAGTCTCCCATGAACTTGTTGCCTTGCGGACTGATAACCGTCACTTCCTTACCTGCTAAAGAATAAGAATTTATTCCTGCATACTGGTGGATACTCGGTGCATCATCGCCATATACGGACAAGGTGATTGCGTTCTGACGCTTCTTGTCTGTTCTGTTTCCGAGTTGTACAAGACTATCACCTTCCTGCGGTATGTCGCTGTTTGCATCACAGGCCGTCTTGCTAAGGTCTATGTAGTCCTCGCCAACACCTACGCATAGGCGCCAATAGTAACGGTTGGATACATTCTCGTAGACACCCGGCTTGATATTGAAGTCTTGAAAACGTACCTGGTCGCCTTCCTTGAACGGGTTCTCGATAGCCGTCTCCCCATCATCAACCAGCAGATAGCACCGCCAAAAATCCTCGTGTTCCTCAACCTTTCCGCATTTCATTCCGGCAGCGGTGAACATGTAGTTCCCGCCTGCATAAGAGAGTTTCTTTATCTCCAGTTCGGAGAACATCGCTTTGATACGCACAAAGAGTTCGTCCACTTCAATGTAGGATTTACCCGTCTTGCTGTCTACTTTAATAACAAAGCCTTCACCGAGAGCACCGGAAGAAAAGTTCATGGACTGGATGTAGTCTGAAAACAATCCACCTAAGAACTTTATTAAAAATCCAGCTTCGTCCGGTCTGTCTTTTCTTATAAAGAACTTGGATAAAGCCTCTATATCAAGAGCCTTAAAGTAGACAATTCGGTCGGCGGAAGTCCTGATGAACAGTGCTGGGTCGGCATCTGCGACGCATATATATATTTCCCCGAGATTCAGACCTTGTAAATGCTCTTCATCACTCGGAGATAAAGCAGGGGGAGCTGCCTGATTGTTTTCATTAAGAGCATCACCAAACCATAATATTTTACTAAGCCTTTTTTTCATACCTCAACCTTATCAACATTAGTAAATGCAGCTTTTTCTGCGCTGAATTGCAACATCTCTCCATCTTTGGCGTGGTCTATCAGGAATGCAGGGAAAGAGGCGGAAGAACCAGCTTCAGGAGAGCCGCCAATACCTGCAATATCGTTATTCTGCAATTCAAGAGCCATATTTATATGGAACAGCTGGCTATCTTCAATAACTTGCGTCATTTCCGGAACAGAACTTTCCGAACGGACATATCTTGTCCCGTCAATTTCCACCATAGAAAGGCATAAAATACGGTTTATGTGTTTTGCAAACCAATAAGGGACGCCGCTTGAATTTCCTATCGTAAGATTATACACATCATAAGGTACTGCGTATAATTCTTCTATCTCTTGCATTTGGTTGCGATATTGCTCATTATCTATTCGAGGGGAATATCCTCCAGGTTTAAATCCTGCTTCCACACGAAAATTAAATACTTGCTGAATATCATCTACCCAAAATATGTTATCAAAAGCGGAGTTATTGCTTTTATGGGAATAACGGATAAGTACAGTTTCCTCTAACAAGTCGTCAGAGGAGCATACAATAAAAGGTTCTGATGTATATTCGTTGATTGTAACCGTATATACGGCATCCTCCAAGTCTCGAAGAATGGCGTAATACATCACTACATTGTCATTATGATTATATGTGGAAAGTGATATTGGTGTAGAATTTCCTGCGGCAAGATTGTTCAGGCTCGCTGAAACTTCCTCAGAAGCATTAGTGAATACCTGTATATGGATTTTATCAGAAGCGTGGAACTTCTGAATATAGTCCATATCAAGCCCAAACTTATCTTTTACAGGTGAGAAAAAAAGAGGGCAAACATCACCAACTTTTACCATGTCCTTTCGTCCTTTTATAGTGACGTGCAACTTCACACATCATGCGCAAATATACATACTATTTAGACCAATTCCAAATAATACCTTATAAAATAACGAGTGCCTGATAGACTTATATGGAATCTCCTCATCTATTAATCCACACTCTTGACTATCAAATAATATTTTACCGCTTCCGGTCGTCCATAATTATAGCTTGCACTTTTTACGTAGCCTTTATAAATATGTCCGTTCTTTTCCACCCGAATGTAACCCGTCAAGTCTGACGGTATTTCCAAATCTCCGGTCTTGACGGAAAGTTCTCCTACTGTGAACAGTTTGTTTCCCAATACAATGCTCGACCTTTCGCTAACTCCATTGATTGTCACATCACTGTTACCGTCAGATGATGTAAACTCCAACGCGTTGGCAAAAGCACCTATATACCTTGCGTTTGCTTCAATCATAAACCTTTGGGAATACATGGCATTGAACATAGTAGAAGGAGATATGACACCGGATATTGTATATCCATCCCTTACAAGCTTGTATTTTTCTCCGTCAAGTGATGCTCCAACAAAGAATATATCATTATCACTGTCGCTGTCAGTCGTATCTTCACCTCTTTTTTCCGCAAGAAATTCCATACCATAAGCATCGGCTCTATATGGGCTAACTAATTCCAATACGTTATCTGTCAATGTAATGCCGGTGGTGTATTCATTGGTAAAGCGGAATTCATCGCGACCATTTACACTGTCGTAATCCTGTTTGTCATACCCGACTTTTACCCCCGAATAAACCAGTCCGGCATTCACATTGTATTCCAAATCGGAAGTGCTGTCCTGCAAGTCCTTTATTTCTGTATCTTGGAATAAAGTATCACGATGAACAAATGTCACCTTCTCGTCACCGATTACAGGGACAAACCCGAATTCCGCGCTCATCCAATTGGCGAATTTGATATAAGATGTATATATTTTGGCATTGGGAAGTCCTCGTATGCTTTCTGCCGGAACTATCATCGCCATGTCTAAACGCTCATCTACTCCGGTGGCGATTTCACCCGTTACATTGTTCTTATCAGTTATAGACCTCAGTAAACGGTTAAGCAATACTTTAGGACTGATACAATCTATTTTTACAGATTTTCCACGCTCGGAAAAACTTATATTTAACGGTGTGTCAAGACTGTTGAATTTAAAATTAACGGGAAAATTTTGATATATAGGGTCAGATTTTGCAAGTGCTATATTGAAATTAATCATCTCACCTGGAGATATTGTCAAATTCTCATCAATATCGACAGTGTATGTATTAAATGTTTGAATTGTAGCGGATTGATAATATATTTTAAGCTCTTTACTATTTTCATTATAAGAGGAAAGCCGTATATATATCGGGAAGGATACGCCTGGTCTCTGATACGTAATGAATACACTGAATTTTACTTTTATCCGTATGGTCAAATCCCTGTCAGATATATTTTTGAACAGATATTCTCCGAATAGACTTTCCGTACTTTCAAATCGGTTTTCAGCCGTATCAAAAACCTCTACAATGTCCTTTGTTGCAATTTCCGGTTGTCCTAACATATAAAAAGGAATAGTATAATAAGCATTAGGATAAGCAGTCATTACATGGGAAACATTAGGCTCCTCTGCGTCACTTGGTATAGACCATTTTATATCACTGTTCATTAACAATCTGTCATAATCCAAAGGTTGGGACTCCTTTATTTCTTTTACCGGGTATTCATACTGCGTGCCTTTCTTTGCCTTAATCAAGCTTGCGAGACTGTTGTCGACGGCATTTATTTCGCACGTCGTATCATTGTAGGAAAATGTGGAGTAGTCCAAAGCACATCTGAACTTTTCATTTAACAGCCATGAGTTATTCCGGGTATAAAACACGAGTGTTGCAGATGAGTTCAGGTAATTCGACAAATATTCTTTCAGCAATAGCGAATAAGCGCCGTTGGTAAACTCAAATTTTGTGGAAAAACTACGAACAACTCCGTCATAATCCCCTCTCTTGAAAGACATCTCTACATCGTCCCAATTAACAAGCTCATTTGTGGCGTCATATGTCATTCCGCCTATCAACAGTTCACATCTGTAATACATATCTATTTCTTTTTTGAAGTTGAACGTATCATAGCATCTATGTCATCACACATACGTTTGACCATATAGGCATATTCTTTGGCGGAGAACGTGTTTTCATCAATGTGCATTTTTACATGAGACATTAAAGAAACGCGTTCTTTGGTAAAATATTCCCTATCCATTTTTATTTTCCCTATATCAGGAGATGTTTCCTGCAATTTTGCAAGGCGGTAGTTGTCAGAAGCGGAAACGCTGCTTATCCGGTTCTTTATCTTATCATGTTCGTCCTCTCTGAATTTATAACCCAAAGCAGACATGACTTCTACAGCATCACTCCAGTTTCCAGAAGAAATGAGTTCCTGACATATGGCAAGGCAATTTAATCGGATTTGAATTTTCAGCACTTCATTTTTCCGGTTTATTTGGGCAGAAACAGACTTTCCCCCTATTATTGATAAGTATTCATTGCATAGCTTCTCGGCCGCCAAAGCCTTTTCTCTGATACTATATCTTCCGCCTTGAACAACCTTATCAATATCCCCCAGGAATATGTTTATAAAGCGGGAAAGGCATATTTTGTTTAAGTCATTATATATCATATCTTATACTCTGCTTGAAATCCAATTGTAATCCGCAATATGGTTGGCTTTCTTCATAATCCGACCAATGTTCTGCAATTGTTTGGTATTGCTTTCCATCTTTCTTTCAAGTCGGCTGTAATCGTTGTTTACATTAACAACAATCCCCTCTTCTCTCATATTCTTTAGCTTTTGTTCCAATAAACCATAATCCGATGTAAGTCCTCTACGGTCATAGATATATGACAAATCAGGGATTACCTGCGCATGCGCCGGAAGGTCTACCAATGTCGGCTTATCAGGAGTGATAAAAAGCCCGTTATTAGTTACGATACCCTCTTTCTTGCCGCCATCACCTACTATTGCCAAACCGCCGGGATGGTCTTTTGTTCCTTTGGCGTATTTGGGAATGGGCTGGGCTGCTATTAGGGCTACTTGGGCGGCTCCCATAGCACCGACTAATGCAGCAAGAACTAAATTTGGAAGTGCTTTTGTCACAGCTAAAGCGGTTGCTATTCCTGCCTGAACAATAGAATTTGCTTTATCCCATTTGGCTTGCTTCTCTTGTAATGCAGCTTTTTTCTTTTCCAGCTCTGCATTTTTGGCGGCTGTCTTATCTTCGGCTGCACGTTTGCGAGCTTCTGCCTCTTCGGTGGAAATTGCACCATTTTCTTCAAGGGCTTCTATACGTTCTATTTCTTTATCGTATGCTTCATCGTTGGCTTCTTGTTCTTTTTCAATATTTTCTATTCGAGCATCGTATATATCAGTCATTAACGAAGTGATACCAAATACGATTTTTTCTACGCTTTTTAAGATGTATCCAAAACTTTTTATCACATCTTCTGCCGTTCCTTTAAAAGTCAATTTTCCTTTCTCTGCTACACCCACCATTATATCAGATAATCCCTCAAATATTCCTGCCGTTTCACCAAGAGTATCTCTTGCCGCATCATTCATTTCTGATAGACCACTCTTGAATTTGTCTATCCATTCTTTTTGTTTTTTATTGGCATCGTCATTATTCAGTTCATCTATTTGCGCTTGAATTTTATTAATCCTTTCTTGTAATTCCTTAGCCTTTTCACTGTTAATATCAACAAGCGCCATTTCTGCTTTTGCTTCCGCAAGAAGAGTCTGGAGACGCGCCTTAGCATACTTAACCCCAATATCATATAATTTCTTTTCGTAATCCTCTTTGCTGATTTCGCCATTTGCATATTGTTTTTTTATGATATTAGCTTCTTTCAAGGCGGATGTTTCCTGCTCGTTTACCACCTTATCAGTATTTGCCTCAATCAACCCAATTCTTTCTTGGAGGTTTCGCATTATGAGAGAATTTTCCCGTTGCATGTACTTCATGCGTATCGCCACAACATCCTCTCCATTCTTTTCAGCGTCCTTTATTTCCGCATCACGCATCATATTATTGAGTTGTATTTGGAGATTAAGCCTTTTGTCTAATTCTTCATTCGAGTTTTCTCCAATGGAAGCCAATCTGTTTTCAAGATTTGTTTTTTCTATTTCAAGCAGTCCCTTATCGTATTTATCGTTTATTTCCGCAATGGCTTTTCCTTTCAGCGTTTCAAGATTTTTCCGAAGCTCTATTTCTTCGTCTGTCCTACCCTTTATCTCTTTAATCCTATCATCGTATTCCTTACTGATTTCAGCTATTTCTCTTTCTCTACCGTCAGCTATCAATTCTATTTTAGATTTGGATAAATCCTCTGTTATCTTCTTGATATATTCAGCGTATTCTTCCGCTTTCTTTTTTTCATCGTCATAAGCTTTATTATTTTTACCCGGGTCATTAACCAATGCTTTTACATTGATATTTTTAGCCATTCCCTCCAAAGTCTTATCGTAATCGGTCGTCACTTTCAATAAGAACTTCCAAGCCTCTTCCTCTTTTTTGGTTTGCTCTTGTGCTTTTTCTAAATCAGACCTTCTTTTTGATAAATACACAGATTCTCGCTTACTACCTTCTTCTATGCCTTTTTCTCTCGCCTTTTGGGTAGCCTTTTCTAATGCTAATTTTGCTTCTTCTTCTTTTCTCTGTGCTTTTAAATACGTGTTATATTGATTAGTCCTTTTTATCCAAGCTTCATATCTTTGTGATGAAATTTCTGTCATTTTATCCAATTGAGCCCTTGCAATAGCATTTGCAACAAGTTCTGTACGAAGTTCTTTATAAGATTTGGTTGCTTTGCCTGCAAGAATTTCCTCGTTTGACATATTTTCAAAATATGAAGGATATTTACTTCGCAACTCATCAATGGCAGCAATACGTTCTTGCATAGAACGCTTGTTGTCTTGCGTTGCCTTGTATAACAAATCCAGCTCTGTTCTTTCCTTAATACTATCAGAAACTCCCCTACGCCTTGCATTTGCCAAGTTAGTTTCCGCACTCGCTATTTCACTGATTGACTTCTTTGCCTTAAACAAACTCGCAACCCAATCTATAATCTCCGAACTATACGCAGACAATAATGTTATACCTATTACAAGTGCTGATTGCCAAGAAAATAAACTGCCAAGAAGTTGTTTCCATACCGGAACCGCAGTTTGTCCTTCGGCTTTCATCCGCTTAAACTCTTCATTTGCTCTTTTTAATTCATCCACAAACATTGGCAAGTTGTTGGATATGGCAAGGAAGAATTGATTGAAACTCATTGTCAAAGACGGTAACTCTCGCAATAACTGCTGCGTCTGAACATTAAGCCCATTCCAAGAGGACGCATAATTACCTACATTCCTTTGATAATTTCCAAATTGAGAGTCAATTTCTTTCAACTTATTATTCAAAGCATTGGCTTGCGCTATCAAATTCTTCCCGACACTACTTTCCCGGTCAGCTTCACTCAACGCCTTATACCTTTTCTGCAACTCAAGCATGGCGGCATTCATTTCATAATAGCTGCCGGAAGCTGAAATAATTGCCGTGGAATGATTTTTTATCAAAGCCGAATATTGCTGATTTTGCGCCATCAGTTCCGTATGCCTTTGTTTTAATAGCGAAGACTGCCTTATATATTCAGACAAAGTAATTTCTCCGTCTTTATAAGATTTTCCAAGAGATTTAATATCCGCATCAATCTTTTTCATAGCCTCTTTATTGGCTATGGTATCAGCCGTTAGCTTGGTAACTTCGCCATCATATGCCTGTACGGTGTCGATTATGGCGGCATAGTTCATATTTGCCGCCTGCAATTGAGTGGATGCCTGGCTTATTATATTACTTGCTGTTTGGGTACTTTTAGCCGCATTATCCTGCGCCGAAGACACCTGGTTGGATGCGGAAGATAATCCGGCAAGCATATCACTTGCATTCTTGATATTTTTGGCGAACTGTTCGAACAAAAGGTTTAACTTTTGCAAAGATGACATTGAATTTAGTTGCTGGGATACTTGACGTAGCACGGTAAGTTGTTTCGCCTGAATAGATGCCATCTTTTCCTGCGTCTTATTCAATTTCTCCAACAGCGAGGTATAATTACGTGCTTTTTGGGAAAGTTCATCAAATGTTTTGGGATTAGTTTTTACTCCTTGCGCCAACTCCTTAGCAAGTTCCACATAAGACCCTTTTGTACTATCAAATTCAAGACGGAGTTCCTTTAATTGTTGTACGGCTTTCTTGTCGACTAAATCGGTAATTATAAATTCGTTTGCCATAAGTCCTAATATTGGGTGTCATGCAACATCACATGATAATGCAAAGATATTGAATTATTTAGAATTTTCTAAATAAGAAAGGCAAAAATGAAAATCAGAAAAGGGAAGAGAAAAAGAAAAAGCCAGACATTACATCTGGCTTTATTATTTGGTAATAACCTAAGTAAGGCGATAAAACGGAATTATATATAGATATTTTTTATTTACCAATCGTCATTTTCATTTCCCACCAGTCCGTTTTTAACCACTTCCTCAATCTTATCCATAATAACGTTTGAGTAGGCATGAGCCATAACCAATGCCTTGGAGGATGTTTTTTTTGCTTTATGCTTATCTTTTTCTGCGAATGGATAACACGTATCAATAGGCCATTTTTCTATATTTGTTTGCGGTCTTTGAGTTCCATCTGAAAATGCAGATATTATTCCACCTCCTATAACTTTTATAATATTATAATATTGAAGGGTATAAGTAATACGTATCTTAGTATCTTTTATGTCAACTTTTATAATAGGAGTAATACTCACCTTGTATCGGCTCATTCCTCCTAAGTGTTCGGATATACCATCCACAAACCCTTCTCCAATTATAGTTCCTAATTCCTTATCATTTAATTTTATTACAGAATTTGCGTCATTAAATGTTGCAGTAAACCAATAATTCAGAATTACATATAATTGTTCTTTTGTGGCTTTTCCACAATCTACTATTTGTGTATAGGTTAAAGAATTGTTTTTATCAAGAGTTAATTGAGATGAGAGCGTTTCTGCTGCTTCAACCCAACTATCCCCATATTTCTCCTTTGCATATTTTTCCAATTCCTCAGCCCTCATAACTTGGGCGTTCACCGATATACAACTCCATAAAACAATAATTACAAATAAAATCTTTTTCATAATCAATATAATTTTAAGTTTTATTTGCAAAATAACCTCAAATAAAGCATTCTGACAATATATTCTACTGAAATCTTCATAATTTATACTCCATCTAAATAACGCAAATCCTTTGCAGATTAACAAAATGTTCGTATCTTTGCAGTGTTCAAATTATCGCGGTGCAAAGCCGCAAACATAGCGGCATTTTTTGTGCCCATACATAAAGTAGTCTTTAAAATATAAAGATATAACTGCGCCGTGTCGTGGAGTAGAAATACCCACGGAGTTTGCGATAAACTTGAACAACACGTAGCGCAGTTTTTTTATTGTTCAAATTATCGTTATGGAAGAATTAAAACTATTCCAATCGCCTATTTTCGGGCAAGTACGTACCGTGGTAATAAACGGTCAAGTAATGTTTGCTGCAACAGATGTTGCAAAATGCTTAGGATATGCGAATCCACGTGATGCGATTTCAAAACATTGTAAATCAGACGGGGTCGCGTTTTGCGACGGGGTGGTTAAAACTGGTCAGAGGAAAGACGGTACTATCTATGAACAAACAGGAGAAATCAAAATAATCACAAAAGGTAACTTAATCCGTTTAGTTGCCAATTCAGAACTTCCGCAAGCTGAAGAAGTCGAAAGTTGGATTTTCGATGAAGTTATTCCTACCGTATTAGAAACAGGCGGCTACATTGCCACCAAGCAGGACGACACCCCCGAAGAAATCATGGCACGTGCTCTAACCATCGCACAAGCTACAAAAAAATATCTGTTTTTGTTTGGTGATTTATATAATTGTTGTACATTTGCAGTGCGACAGTTTTATTATCATATTCGGATTGGGGATTTTTTATGCCCGATATTGAAGTATTGCTTAAAATATAAGCAGAGGTTTCTCCGTACATATTCGCCCCAAAGCCGATATGGAACTGTCGCAAGTTGGAGAAATTCTCTGCTTTCTTTATTTATTAACTTTTAATTTTCATTATTATGCGACAGTTGAATGAAAATTACTCAAACAGCAATAGCGTTGCTGTGTTAGGTACGGCAAGCCCTTCCGACATGGGGCAAATCTTTTCTTATAATGGGAATAGTGTAAGAATGCGCAAAATGAATGGGTATATTCTTGTGTGCCTTACAGACTTTGCAAAACCTTTTCCTGACAAGAATCTTTCTCACATTGTAAACTCAAAGGAGTTAAGCGATTATGTAGCACGAATGAGTGAAATACAAAATTGTAGTTCACTTGATTTACTGCAAGTTACAAAAGGGAATCATTCAGATGGAAGAGAACAAGGTACATGGGCACATCATCGTGTTGCTATCCGTGTCGCTCAAAAATTATCCACTGATTTTGCTATATGGGTAGATGATAAAATAGAGGAGTTATTAACTACTGGAAGCGCATCACTCCAACCTCAACTCCCAAATTTTAATAATCCTGCCGAAGCCGCCCGTGCATGGGCAGACCAATACGAGAAAAATCAAGCTCTTGCATTAGAAGTCCAACAGCAACAGGAAACTATCGAACTCCAACAGAAAGAGCTTACACAATCTGCACCAAAAGTCAGTTACTACGACAACCACTTACAGAGTGTGAATACGCAGACGAGCACACAAGCCGCCAAGCAGATAGGAATGGATGCTGAAAAGCTGCACAAGAAGCTGAAAGAAATCGGAATCATTTACCGGCAAAGCGGGCAGTGGATATTACATGCACCTTATTCTACATGGGGGATGCACTCAACTCGTACACAGACGTACACACGTTCGGACGGTTCGACAGGAACAAGTGTATATACGGTATGGACTACCAAAGGTGTGCGTTTCATTATTGCTCTATATGAAAATGATTGGGACGTGAAGAAAGCCATTAAGCAGATAAAAGGAGAATTAGAACCCGCTGCGTAATCTAAAGTTTATAAACCAACTACTTGTGTTATCCGCATTTATGCGGACAGATATAACTATACCCAAAAATATATTGCCACATAACCAAGCATAGATGCACGTTGAGGTTTCGACCAACGTTCACGTTATGATACCCCGTCAGCAATACGGCTGGCGGGCAGATGGCAGGAATAATGACTAAAACAAATATTCATCTATTATGGAAATCAGCACAGCAATGATGCAACACATCCTCCGATTGACGGAAGGATATACGGATTTATTGAACGAACTTAAGGAAGTCAAGGCGGAACTTGCAGAACTCAAAGGAGAAAAGCCCAAGAAGCCGACAATTCATGAAACCAAATACCCACACATGAGTATAATAACCAGGAAATGATTGTATAAGGCGGGAGTTATCCCGCCTTTGTTCTGTTTTTAATATTTTTCAATTTAAAGGCAGAAAAATTACGGGGGTTATACAAAAAACAGTGTTCTTTTTTTAATATCAGAACCAAACATATTCAATCAGTTTCCCGTTGAACATTTCGCCTCTTGGGCAAAAATTGAAAACCCCGTCTTTCTCATAAAGGATATATACTTTCCCCTCCATCTTTGCGGCTTTTCTTGCAAGCGAACGCATCTTAGCTATATCTGCCATTCTCTTTTTGTTTTCACACGCACATCCCATTATAAACCGAATTTTCTAAAATAATCCGCAATGCCTTGCTTTATATGCCTTTCCATGAATGCCTTTCTCGCATAAGAACCGACCTTGTAAATCGCCTGTCCGTATTTCTTTTCTATATCACCGCTAAAGCTTATCCCCACACTTTCAATCCTTAGCCCCTTATCTATCGGTACGGCTGTAATAGAATCGTGAAATTCACCCGTAATTATCAGGTTTGGCGTCCCTTTTGAACTTACAGGAGCGTTTATCAGCGAAGAATACATAAGCGGGGCTACCCTTTGCTTGAAAGCAGCATAGCCTTTGGCGTTCTTATACCAATACCCCGCTTCTTTGGTATTGAAATACGGGTCATTAAAGTAAGTAGGGCGTAACGGTTTGTCATTTCCGTTAATACCTGACCATAGTTGTTCTACAATATATTGGGAAACTTCTTCTCTGTTTTTTACCATAATATCCCGTATCATCGGTTCAAATCCGGTAGCAAACCGTCTGAAATTTTCTTCTGCTTCAATAATGTTAGCCATAGTCAAGACAATTTAGGGGCGAATGAACGCCCCCAATTAAACGATACCACCATCATAATATACAATCATCTTTTTTCTGTCTTGCCGCACCGGAAGATGCTATATCATCGTAGATGGACGAAAGGGTTTTCTCCCTTTCTTCGGGCGGGCGGTCAAGAAAAAACACATTCTTATGTGTGTTTATGAAGTCCCTCTTCTTCATATTTCTCACCCTCTCTTCATTGAATGTTACACCTTCTACTATCATGTCCAAGCCTCAATACCTGTAATTCCGGCTTCTTGCAATACAGAGGGAGATGCAAGGGTAACGGGGTCCTCGCCAACGGTAGTAATGACCCCGTTAGCATAAGAAGCACTTGTCGCCCCGTCCAACGCTTTTTCTGCATTCTTTGCCAGTAATTCACCGTAATACTCCGTAATATCCAAATTTCCGAAGTGCTCAATCAATTTATACTTGTTTGGTTCCGTTGATACCAAATCGACATAAACCAACCCTTTCAATGCGTCAACGACATCAAAATCATAAGCTCTCACATCCGCATTCTTGATATATTTCTCGTAATCCTTGAACATGGTTGCGATAGTCAAGTTGGCTTCTGTGCCAGAAGAATCCCAGTCCTGACCGCCCGGATAAACGCCGGACAGTGGAATGCCCGCCAAATCTTTCGTACCGTCATTCATTCCGTAAATGACGTTGTTCTCATCTACAAAATAAGCATCAAATGCCACATTCTTTGCCACCATGATGTTTGCTTTCAAGCTGGCATCGTAGTCCTGCAAAGTCCATACATCATTTTTAGCTGAATAGCTTGTGATTTTAGTAGGGCCGTATCCCGTAGCAGAAGTTTGAGCCTCTCCACCGGAAGGTGCATATTCCACAATCGTTTTGATAGGGAATATTCTTCCCGGACGGTCTGCATGGCAAGCCTTTTCAAAGGCTTCCGCTGTTTTCTCTGTAGGTATCTTATGACCGTGAATAGTCAGTATGATAGCTTTTATTTTACCGGGGTCAAGCACACACACGGAACTACCTGTATTAAAAGTTGCAACGCCCGGACACTTTCTATAATCTGTTGCCATAACATTTTACTTCTTTAATGGTTAAATTTACATTTTTCATCTCGATAGCATCAATAAAATCACTGAATGGCTTCCCGTCTTCTCCTATAACTCCAACCCTTCCATATCTGTAGTTTTCAATGTAGGAATGTGGAACCACATCATTGTAACTACGGACAATGTTTATGTCTTTCTTGATTTCATCCAAGAAAAGATTGTATATAGGTCGCAATACCTGCTCAAAGGAAGTCTTTTGCCGGTCTTCATTCGAATACCCTTTCAAAGTGTTTACCATAATAATAAACTCCAGGCTAACCTCTGTCTCGGCAGAACTTCTATCTTCCGTGAACGGAGAATAAAGACATATTATAGGAAACTTCAATTTACTTGTCTTGGGGCTTTTACCCCATAAAGTTAATTGATTGCTTATGTAGGCCCAGTCTCCGAATAAAAACGACACATTGCTTCCGTATCTTTTCGATACCTTTTTTACAATGTCCGCAAATATATCATTTACCGGCTTCATATTCCCATACAGTTTATTTTACGCAACATACATGGATTGAAACATACACCAGCATATTCCTTTCCTTGCAAAAGTTTATAAACACGCTTGTTCATATTTACCATATCATTCCATGCCCTAATTTGCAAAACTTGTGGAGAAACAGCATCTCCATCGGCAGAAGTTACTGTTCCAACATTTGTTACGCTGTAATTACCGTCCGCTATATACTTGAAAAATATATAGCAAGCAATAGGGCTGTATTTTTCTGATAAAATAGCAAGCAGCCTATCCCATTTATCATCAACGCTATCTTCTTTTGAGTTAAGATAATCGGTAAAAGCCTTACACATATCCTCACCAAGTATACGAATCAAATATTCCTGTTCATATACGGAAATATATGATTCTATTTTGCCCAACTCCGCATCTCTTGTTATAGAGGGAGCGCCAGTGTCAGGATTTATCCCGACACTCAGCAACCCGGTGAAAGATTCGTAGTCAATTATCATACCGTATCTTTTTTCGCAGATTTACGTTTAGTGAACAACTCCTCGCAACCCAACGCTCTGGCATCATTAATCAGTTCGTTTGTCGCTTCAATTTTACCCTCGGCATAAAACTTGCTCGCAAGAGCCATTCCGACTGAAACTTCATCGCCTGTTTTATACTTCACACCATCCTTGACAAATGTTACGTTATAACGCTTAGTCAGGTTTATTCTATATTCTTTTCCCATAATTATTCTCCTTATGCTTCTTGAGTGATACCTTCTATTACAGTAGAGAATGTGTCCTTTACAAATGCGGTCTTATATTGCGACTTGATATAACACATCAGCCTCTTCTCTGCGATTACAGTCACGATATTCTTGCGGAAATCGTCATTCTCCCATCCTAAGGTAATAGACAATTCCCACAAGTCACGAATGTTCAAGTATGAGAAATCACCCATGATGAAATCTCCTTGTTTCACTGCTGTAGTAGTTTCTACACGCAATCCCTGAATCAATTCATCTCCATATCGGAATGGGCGGAGATATTGACCGTTAGCATCCTTAGCCAACTGCATGGACGCGTAATCCAATGGGTTCATCAGTACAAGGTTCGGACGATAAGCCATTTCGCTGGTGGATACAATTTGCGAATATCCAGCCACAAGAGCATCAAACATATTTGGCTTCTCAACATAGAAAGTAGAGAGAGAGAATGCCGGCATATCCGATGCAACGCCTTTTATTTCTCCACTAGAGCCATTGCCTGACAAAATTCCCTGCTCTTCTTTGATTCCAAGTTTATTTACCATTTCCGTTTCAACTTCATTGACGAAGCTGGGAAAATCCGACAGCGTTTCCTCTGTAAATTTAGCAGCAATAGCCACTTTGGCAGCGGTTATTGTTTTTTCTGTCAATGTCGCATCCATCAAAGGCTTTAGCCCACCTTCAGGAACCCATGCAGCATCTCCGTCCTTGCTTGTATATTCCGCATAAACCAAAGCCCTATTATTTGTGCTTGATACATTTGCATATTTTCTAATGACGGTTTGCGCTCTCGGATTGACTGATAAATTTGGGTCAACCTCAAGTCCGTAATGCGGAGCAAGGGACCCGGAAGTAATAGTTGCAGCGTCTTTCTTTTCCAGCACAAGATTTAATCCCAACTTATTGCCGGGAGCCGACTGACAAGCCGATTTCAAATCAAGAGACATAACGCCCTTCTTGTCCGCAGCAATATACTCCTTGAGCTGTTCGTGTAGCTGCTCATAAACAGATTTAATCTTTACCTCCCCGTTTTTACCTACTTCGGTAGAAGCCTTTACACGTAAAATGGCATTCTCCAATTCATTAACCTTCTCCTCAAAAGTCTTTTTGTCAATGCCGGCAAAATCCTTTTCCTTGATGTCATTTATGGAATCAGCGGCATCCTTTATGGATTTACGCAAATCTTCCAATTTCACTTCATCCGCAAGATAACCTTTCACTTGTTTTTCAAAGGCTTCTCCCATTTTTTCGTCCAAAGATTCAAAAAACTTCTTGTTTTCTTCGGACAAGCCGGATGTGTCCATAAGTTCTAAAAATCCTAATTTCATACCGATTTTAGTTTTAATAAATTACATAATGATTTTTCTTCCGTTTTGCCATTACTGCCGGCTTCCATCCCTTTGGGTGGAGCAGGTATAACACCGTCCGGCCTAAAAGATGCAAGTGACATTGCTTTGGCTATAATTTTTTGCAAACGCTGTTGCTTGGTTGTACTCATATTTTTACATAACAAGGAAATTTCACCGCTTAAATCCTTATAAGCGTTTTCGTAGTCTTCAATTGACTTCAATCCCAAATACTCGGTTTCTCCATTACAGCCAATTGATACCACCGATATTTCATACAGCTTAACCTCTCTAACAATCAGGGCTTCTTTTTCGTAATCCCATTCGCAATTCTCCCATACATACTCATAACCAATAGAGAATTGATTAAGCGTGCCTGACTCAAGTTGTTTTATGGCCCTATCTCCAAGTTCAATCTCATCAATGCGCGCCTCAAAATAAAGCCCTCTATCATCTTCTTTCAATTCTGTAATAAATCCCAAAGGCTCTGACATGTCGTGCATCCAAAGGAGTATAATTTTGTCATTTGCCTGGCTTTGCGGCCCTCTTTCATTGATACTTTTTGAAAAGCAACCTTTCAATAGAATATCATGAGCCTTATCCATGTTTCCGAATACAGCAGCGTATCCGCTGATAGTCCGGCTTTCGGGGCTATATTGGACATCCTTTGAGTTTATGGAGAACAATTTATACTGCATCCCCATCTTATCTTTGTATTTATTTGTCATTGTTTCCATTTTCCTTACTGTTATTGACGTTATTTTCAACAGATGCACTGCTTGCTGCGCTGCTATCAAAATCTCCTTTTGGATTATCTGGATCAATATCTATGTATCTTGCAACTTCTATACGTGCCTCATCATGTGTTATCAAAGACTTATCTATCAATCTCTGTAAGGCATCAGCAACTTTAACCAATGTATTGGCTTCTGTCTCCTTGTTGGTTTGAAGGCATTCAACATCTGTAAAATCAATCTTAATAAAAACACCTTCCGGACATATAGCTTTTGAAAGACATTCTGCTATCTTTCGGCTATCGGGAATGATTACGTCCTGATAAGCCTTTTTCCCGGCACTTTCAAGGTTGTCGTATTTGGCGTCCGTAAAAAGATTGGCATTTATGCCCATTGCATTGGCAATCTTATCTGTACACCTCTTATCCTCTTCATGAAGTTTTAATTCATCAGCATTAAAATCAAGAGGAAGCCATCCTAATTTGTAACGTGTCACCAAAATGGGATATTCCTTGTTTACTAAGCCATAATCACGTTTAAATCTGTCCTTTATATCCTTTTCATCTTCCGAGGAAAGGGCAACATTTCCCATCTGGTCAGTATAATCATTATAGAGCACGCCTTTAGGACCACCATTTACAAGCAATGTATGGCTTGCAGACATAGAAGCTACCCAGTTTGATATAGGCTGGGAAAGGCTATCTGAAACGGACTCAAATTTGACATCAGCAGTCGCACCGCTATTTATTACTATATTGCTGTCATATATTACAAGATATTCATAGTCCTCCAACTCTAATCGAGTTCCGTTACAGTCTATATATACACTTGATATAATATTTTTCAGTTCGTATTGGCGAAACACCTTACCGGTTCCTTCCATATGGAAAATCTCAGGTGGAATTATCCACATTGCCTTAGGAGTGCTTGTTTTTGTCGCTCTAACAAGAACAATCGGACAATAGCCGAATACCTTAAGACATATTTCAATTTGCTTTACAAATGAAGAGAATGTTTGCAGCGGATTGGGAGCGTTGAGTATATTACGTATATCGGCAAATGTCCTTTTTTCATTTCCATCCTTATCTACCACATAAGGAATACCACGGGACATCATAGAACCGATTTTATCAACTACAGTGAAGAAAGGCGTACAGGAAACAAGCGCTCCGGCTTTATCCAAATTGTTAGTCATGTCATAATATACTTTCCATTTGGAACACCTTCCGAACAAATCGGACAAAAACCAGTAGTTTCCTGCTGCATCTCTTTCTACCCGATTTACATTATCATACATCGGGATAGACTTTTTATTTTCTGGCTTCCAAAATTTAGTAAATATGCCCATATACAAAGCAGGAGCGACAGCAAATTAATGCGGCCACTCCCATATATTTAGTGTTTTAGTCCATTAATACGGTTGCGTGCAACTTCACACGCTTGTAGTGACCCTACGTGTGCAAATATATATATTATTTAGACTAATTCCAAATAACTAATAGCATTTTTATGATTATTTTTTTGATTTTCTTTTTACTCTATCCGCTATACAACACAATACATACATTGCTTCATAGACATCTTTGCCGTCATAGTCCATTAGATTACGCATAAATAAGGACATTTTATTATCTCTCTTGAATTTAAAATCTCGAATTAGCCCCTTAAATGCTTCAATATAAGAAAGTTTCCCTGTATTTTCTTGCCTTGCCCACACATCACCTATTTCAGCCCTATAATCGCGTATATAATGAAGCATCGCCTGCGAAGTCTCAATGTTTACATCGGCACCAGCGACCAGCGCGGCGATTTCTTTGATGGGAATCAATTCTCCTATATACGCATCGTCCACATATATTGTATCATGTACAACATACGCTTTCGCATACAGAAAACGCCCATTAAGCAGTGGATGTATTTCTACAATTGGAATGCCGGAAAATGCGACTGTCGCAGCCTCATAGCTGTCATATTCAAAATCTCCGCGTTTTTCTACGGTTCCGGTAAGAGCATCTGCCCCATCATCATGTGCGTTTTTCCCGAACTTCCTAAAAGATTTTATCTCTGCATAAAACTCAGGAAAGAGCACTTCCCAACCTTCTGGCATATATGTAAGATTCATAACCTCAGCGGAGTGGGTAAATATTCGAACTTCCTTATTTCCCGACTGATGAAACCATTTTATTTCTGTTTCATTATTGCCCATTATGCGTGATTGCCGCTCTACGTTTCGGGCAAAACCACGTCCACCGTTATTGCTTTCGATATTAGCCACGGTTATTCCGTCCTTAGCAAGCATGGTTGCAACTTTCGGCTCCGTAACCTCCATAGGAGCGTCCGTATATAGTATGCTTAAAACAAAGTTGCCTATTTCTGTATCCACATAATCTATGGAACATAATCTGTCACTGCCCGTATCTGCGGTATCGGTATAATTTTTCCGAATGGCACGGTTGGTATATGGTATTTCCCTATAAGTCTTGAATGTACCGTACATAAGACCTTCTATAGGTGTAGGGTTCTGCATATATTGTGTTTCAAAGACGAATGGATTTATTCTATTAAGATTATGCAATTCATCCAATGTGTGTTTAAATTCCCACAAAGGAAATTCTTTCCCGTCCGCTTCTTTTTCTATGACCGGCAATGAAAGAACAGTCCATTGCCCTGGCTCTGTTTTCATAAGATAGCCGCACAAATCATTCTCATGCAGGCGCTGCATGATTATTACAATCGGGGTATTTCGGCTGTTCACTCGGTTACGGATAGTAGTTTCAAAGCGTTGGTTAACCTTTTCCCTTTTCACGTCAGACAAAGCATCCTCCGGCTTAATAGGGTCGTCTATGACAATGGCGCCGGAAAACCTTGCCCCCTTTAATATGCTATCTATTTCTTTTTCTGTTTCTTTATCATCTATATCGTCCACCTCTCCAGCGCCAAATCCCGTTATCTGTCCACCTGTTGACACCGCATATACACCACCGCCAGCAGTGGTACTCCACTTCTTTTTGCTGTCTGTTCCTCTCTTTATCTGGACATACGGGAACAGCTGTTGATACTCTTCTGATTTAACTATGTCTCTAATCTCTTCTGAATTATCGTGAGCCAAATCGTCAGAATATGAGAGATGGACAAACTTTGAGGAAGGGTTGAGTGCCAATCCGTATGATATAAAGTTCTTTACGGCTAATTCGGTCTTTCCATATCGTGGTGCAATATTGATTATCAGTTTTTGAATTTTTCCGGAAATAACATCATCCAACGCATTACATATGCGTTCATGGTGTCTGCTCACCACAAATTTGCGCCCTGTTTTACTTTTAAAGAAAAATTTTGTGTAATTGAGAACGCCCGACATACAAAATGCTTGTAGATACCGTACACCGTCCATCATAGCCTTTCTATCAGTTTCTTTGCATCCTCGACACTTATGGGTTTGCTGGTATTCATCTCTATTTCGGTAGGCTCATCAAACCCAAGCATTTTACATATACGCTCAATAGCCTTTATCTTATCATAAAGTTCTATCTTCACATATTTAACATCTACAATTTCCGGAGCATCACTTGTTCCGATATTTTTTTTCAATATTTTGGTGGATATGCTTTTTATTGCCGATTTCTCTTTGTCAGAGAGTTCATCAAATTCTTTACGCTCTATCCATGTATTGTGCATGCTGGCAATGGATGAGAAAGCTATACTGGACAATTCTTGTAGAATGCGTTCTTTAGTTATGTCTGATTTGTTTTTTTGTTCTTCCTGCAACTCTTTAACCCTTTGGGCTACATTTGGGTTAGACAACAATTTGCAAGATTCTTCCCACACTTGTTTGTCTCTCATCTTCTCGCACGAATAGGCACGACGATAAGCATCGGAAGCATTGCCGCTTTCGATGTAGTAGTTGCAAAAATTCTCTTGTTTGATTGTAAGTTTTTTCATGTCTTTTCGTCAGTATGGGAAGCATGCCACTTGACATGCTTTCGCAAAGATATGTAATTATTTGGAATATCATACCTATCTATCCGAAATAACTGGTATAATTATCGAAAATATTTATCTCCCCACTTCCTTATTACTTCTTAAAAACATTTACATAATCGATAACTTTCCGATTAGCTTTATCTACTTTTCGCATGTCAAAATGGATATAGATGTCAGTCGTTGTGCTGTTCGCCCAACTATGCCCAAGCGCGTGGGCGATTACCTCTTTGGGGACATCGAGCTCTGCCGCTACCGTGGCCCATGTGTGTCTTGCCCAATATGAAGACAAATCAGGGAATAAAGGATTTCTACTCTTTTTCCCTCCCAATCCCTTCCTTTCTGTCTCTCCAATCTGTTTTAACCCTATTCCCATACGATGTAGGAAATCCTTGTAATTTCCGTAGTCATCCATTATATTAAGAAGATAATCCTTCCCTTTGTATTTCTCAATTATAGCCTGCGCTTCCGGTTCTACTTTAATACTGTATAATTTCCCCGTCTTAGCTCTTTTATATTCAAAACGACCATTTACCAATGCAGAATGTTTTGCGTTAAACAAATCGGCTGCATTTACTCCTATGAGATAGAACATGAGCATGAACATATCCCTATATCTAATCTGGTATTCCTCACATGGATAATCTCTCAATAACCTAAGTTGTTCTGCTGTAAGGCTGCGTTTTCGGGTTTCCTCTTTCTTTATTGAAAACCTTCTGAATGGATACAATGTTGTGTACTCCTCATCAATGGCGTAGTTGAATACACTACGTATGTTCCGTAAATGAATAGCGTAGGCATTAACCTTCATCGTCTTTGCCATCCACGCTTCAAAGTTTTCCAGCCACGACTTATCCATGCTCTCAAAAGTACAATGACTATCGTATTCCTCAATCTTGTTTCTTGTGGTTGTATATATAGACTTAGTCCCCTGATTGGTTTTCTTGGAAACGAATTCATCAAGATAATAGAGAAACGTCTTTTGATTTTCAACCTTGCTACTTATAGCGTCCTCTATCAACTTCTTCAAAGCTTTGTCTGTAGTTGATTTCAACTTTTCTTGTTGCTCTAAAGTAAATATTACTGTTTCCGCCTTGTTTATTATTCCACGGGCAACTATATTTCTCGGCTTGTAATTTTGTGCACGCACAGAATATTCGTTCCCATTCCATTCTTTTTCCGATGCACTTAGCTGCGTAGCTATCATTATTTGTTTGTTGTGGAATACATTCAACTTTATCGGATAAGTACCATCTTTTTTTTGCCTTCTTTTATCAAGGTAGAATTTAACCGTTGCCATATATCTATGTTTTTAGTTTATGCAAATCTGAAAATTTGCATAGGATTTGCATACAAAGATAAGATTAAAAGGGTTTAAAAGGGTCTAAAAGCGGAATGTTATTCAGCATACATAAAAAAATAAGCAGCTACTTTATTTGTAACTGCTTGATTTTCAAGAGAGCGGAAAACGGGATTCGAACCCGCGACCCTCAGCTTGGGAAGCT